CTAGTCGGCCCAGGTGACAGGCCCGATCCTGCTCAGCAGCTTGAACCGCCAGCCGGCCTGGCCGCGGCGCACCTTGTCGATCCAGGCCGAGGTCCTGAGGTCGCCTCCCTCGATGACCTTGCGCCAGACCAGTCGACCGGGGTCGCCCTGCTCGTCTGGCTCACGGCCTTCCTCGACCAGGATCTCGGCCTCGGCCTCCACCTGGCCGGTGGGGACGTGGAGGAGTTGGGCGCGGTAGCGGACAACGCAGCGAGGCATGGTCGGAAGGATACAGGGGACTATCACGCCGCCTGAACGTCTCGCCGCTACGCTGCCGCCATGGGCAAACCCCGTGCCCAGCTCGAATCCGAACTTGCGCTGCTGGAGGCAGAACACCAACGGCTGCGGCGGTCCCCGACCATGTTCCGGGACATCGAGGACCACGTCGACGCCCTCGCCTTCGACGCAGACCCGGCGGACTGGGACTGGCTGTTCGCCCAGCTCGAAGACATGATGACCCGCAACGAGATCCGGTGAGCCGCCGACCATGTGCTATTCCGCCAAGATCTGGGCCGACTACCGCAAGTTCTCGAAGCTGTTCGGGGCGATCCTGAGCATCGACGAGTTCACGAAGCTCTTCTGGGAGAAGCGCGACACCGGCGCCCCGAAGATCCCGAAGGCGATCGAGCAGGCCTTCGCTGAGCCCCAGGATGAGCAGGAGGCCCTGATCAAGAAGCTCATCGAAGAGGCTGCAGCGGCCGAGCACGCGCGCATCGAAGAACGCATCGCCGAGCAGCGCGGGGTGATCACGCGCGCCGAGGAGGCGCTGCAGAAGCGCGTGACCAAGAAGTCCCAGGAAGAGATCCGAATCGCCGGCAACCGCATCGTGGCGCAGGAGGCGAAGCGAGAGAAGCTGGACCGGACCGAGGCCAAGCCCAACGACGACCGGATCTGGCCGGGCGACTACACCCTGGTGATGGTCAGCGAGGGCGGACGGAAGGTGGTCAAGCCGATGCGCTACCAGTGCCGCTTGCCGGGCTGGACGATCGCAGACGAGAAGCAGAAGCCGGGCACCTACAACGCGCGGCGCGACAAGCTGCGGACGGTCTGGCGGCAGCTCTACGGCAAGAACCACGGGGTCATGGTGGCGACCCGCTTCTACGAGAGCGTCGCGCGCCACGATGCGGAGGGGCGCGACCTGGAGCCTGGCGAGCGGGAGACCAGGGTCGAGCTGGAATTCGAACCGCGCACCGCACAGCCCCTCTACATCCCGGTGCTCTGGTATCTCTGGTCAGATGGCGAGGAGGAGCTGCTGTCCTGCGCGGCGATCACCGATGACCCGGAGCCCGAGGTTGCCGCCGTTGGCCACGACCGGACCATCATCGACCTGAAGCCGGAGCACATCGAGGCCTGGCTCACCCCCGACCCGAAGAACCTGGCGGCCATGGACGCGATCCTCGAGGATCGGCAGCACCCCTACTACGAGCACCGCCTGGTCGCCTAAGTCTGCAAGACGTGGTCGGGGTCGACCTTGCCGGCGCGCCACAGCATGCTTTCGATCATCAGGAATACGTCTTCGTGCATGTCGTCGTCGACCTTACCAGCTGCTTCCATGATCGGATCTGCGGCCGCAGCGAAGGCTGGCCAGAAATGAGCGTCATCGGGGTAGCGTTTGACCATCGAGGGCAGCATGGCCTGCAGAACGAGGGCCTGCGCCATGACCTGCTCACGGGTGGACGCCGTCATTCCTTCGGCTCCGTTGCCCGTGCCGCGTCGACCTCGCGCATAGCCGCGGCGAACCCCTCATCGCTTTCCGCCGCCATGGCCGTCAACCGGCCTCGCTGCAGCATGGGCCAGTCGACGGCGTCCAGGGCTAGGTTCGCAAGCCGGTAGCGGATGGCCCGCTGCTCGTCTTTCAATTGCCCCCGGAAGGCTTCGAATACGCCAACCTCACCAGAGAGCACACGAGCCCTCGGGAGCCCTGGTGCCCCGACCTCCGGTCGAACGACATGGCCGGCGCAGATGAGCAAATGGGCAGTGTCAAGCCGTCCCACCCGTCGCCCCTCCATCAGATCGCCGGCGCGCGCCATGAGCGCGTCACCTAGGGCAGCGAGGGTCAAGTAGCGGTAGGGGTTGGGCGGGTCGGGACGGGCCATGGCGCCAGGATAGCGCCGGCCGTCTCAGGGGCTGCGACCGTTCGGCCGATGGTGGACCTGCTCAGGGTCCGCGCGGTTGAGCGGCCTTGGGCCCGCGCTCGGCAGGGATAGAGTCGCCCAGGCGGCTGCCGGCCGCAGTCGGCGCATTGCGCACCGTGGCGTAGGAAAAGTCTGAATCGCTGTCAGGCGAAACCGCCCTTCTGAGCATGGACCAGGCAGCGCGCCGAGCTGAGCGCGCTGGCGAACGCCGCAACTTCAGAGGCATACCCGTTGTAGCCCGCGGCGCCGCCGGAGTTGTAGCCGAACCGCAGATCCTGGCTAGCGTCACCATAGTTTGTCGCGTCAAGGGACGTGCTGAGGATCTCAGTGCCATTCTTGTAGAACTTGATCGTCCCTGCACCACCGTTGATGACGATGTGGATCATGCAGGCAACATCGGCTGCAAACACATCTGGCTCGGAGATCGTAGACGTACCATCGACGATCTTGACGAACTCTAGGCTGGCGCCGTTCATGCGCGACTGAAAGTATCGGGGTTCAGACAGGTTGTCCCGGCAGAGCAGCATCTGGTAGCCCGAGACCGACGTTGGCTGCAGGATGTACATCAGGGTCAGGTTCGCAGCTGTGGTCAAGGTAGACGCCGGAATAATGGTCGCCTGCGTGCCGCCTGTGAACAGGGCGCAGACCGGGCCGCCGGAGTATAGGGCCGTCTGGTTCAGCGCAATGCCTGCCGAGTAGGTACCGCTCGTGCCGACCTCGTTCGATGCGGTCGTTCCCGACACGTCGGCGTGACGGAAGTAGAGCGCCGGCGAGTCGGCGATGACCTCGCTGTAAAGCGTCGCTAGGCTGCCGCCGTCTATGGCAGCACCCGCGACGATGCCGGGGATCATGCCGCCACCGTGACGCCGAAGAGATCCCAGTCGTCCGTGTCCACCTTCTTGAGGGTGAAGGTGCCACCCTCCGGAACTTCAAGCGTCCCGCCGGACGGGATCGCGATCGTGACAGCGGCGTCCTCGATGATCGTCAGCAGGCCGGCGCCGGCGTTGCGACCATGGAACTCGTAGCCCGTGGGGATCGCGATGTCTGCGTTGTCGCGCACGGTCAGCGTCTTGGTGCTGATGTTGGTGAAGCGTAGATAGCAGCCTGCGTCGACCAGGGCCAGGTCGTGGCTGGTGCCGCTCACCGTGGTGATCGCCGCGAAGTTCAGCTCGCCGGTGGTGAACAAGGCCCAGGCCGCGCCGTCGTAGACCTTGTGCCGGTTCGCCGTCTTGTCGCGGAAGAACCACCCCTCCCTCGGCTCGAAGAAGCGCCAGACGTCAGCGGCGGTGCACAGCGCGATCTCGCCGTCGTGGGTGGCCCATACCCCCGTGGCGCTGGTGCCCACGATCCAGGCCTTGCCCACGTCGGGCGCCGTCGTGGTGGGCGGAGTCGCGGTCTCCGTCTCGATCGCGCCCTGGACCAGGACGGCCAGGGCCTGGAAGCTGTCGTTGACCGGGACGTTGCCCTGCAGCGCCCCATCGGGCCAGGTGGTCAGAGGGATGCTCATACGGTGGTCTCTTCGCTCGCCGGGCCTGCGCCCGTGATGGTGTTGAGGCCGGCCACGGTGATCGTGACGGGGCTGCTGGCGGCGCCGCCGACCAGGGTGTCTGTGGTGCCGGTGACGTCTTGCGTGACGACCGTGGACCCGTCGTCGTAGGTGACTCGATAGCCGGCGAAGTACTTGGAGTGGTAGGCGTTGCTGACGACGCCGAGGCGGCCGCGGCCGAGCCAGGTCACCCGGATGTCGGCTCCGACGATCTCGGCGCGCACCATCTGCGGCGCCCATTCCGTCTGCGACACCGCGCTGGCCAGCACGAACGGCTGCCAGGCGTAGGCATCGGCGCTGGTGCCATAGGAAACGGCGCGCACCGACATGGTCGTGCCGATCATCCAGCGCTGGACCGGCACGAACTGCAGGCTGGAGTCGATAAGGACGAACCGAACGCCGGCGAGCTGGTCGACCGGATCCGTGGCATACCTGCCGCGCACCAGCCCGCTGAGGCGGTAGTTGCCGCTGCCCAGCGCCGTCACTGTTTGGTACTGGATTATCTCGTCGCCGATCACGGCCCGGTTGAAGTAGCGAAGCAGGGTCGCGTAGTCGACGCTCTCCGGCGCGTCTGGCAGCCAAACTTCGACCGTCTGCGCCGCGGGGTAGTCAGCGGACGCGGCGGCAAGGTCCGTCAGCGTGTAGCCGATGGTCGACGCCTGCGTCAGTTGGGCAACTGCATTGCCGCTGGCGCCGCCATCCGTGCTCAGCTGCAGCTCTGCGCCAGTCCAGCCGGGCAATTGGCCGCGCGCCGCTACGTAGACGCCCAGCTCGTCGTTCTGGTCGCTCAGCACCGGGATGTTCAGGATCTCCAGGATTGTGCCGCCGATGAGGCCCGGCATGTTGATCACCGGAGGCAGGGGCGCAATGCCGGTGGCGTCGGAAACATAGTTGCGAGCCCGGTCCTTGCTGCTCTCCAGCATCAGAACGCCAGCCTCTTCCTCCGACTGCATCAGTCGGACGCGCTGGGTGACGTTCTTTCGATCCGTGATGTATCCGACGTCCGTGGGGGTAAGGTACGAGTACCGGTACGGCAGCGACCACTTCACTTCGTTGTTCTCTGACCACGCGACCTTGCCCCGCTTTTCGGCCGCCTGCGCTGCCTCGGCCGATGTGATCGCTACCGGGAGTTCGACGGCGGCCTCCGCCTTTGCCTGGACCGTCGAAGATCGGCGTTCCCACACCTGCGTGTTTGGGATGAAAGCCGCGGCTGGGTCCATATAGCCGACGGTGATCTTGCGCGGCAATTCCGGCTCCTGGATCAGGCGCTCGTCGATCGCAGGGCCGTCGCGCTCCGCCAGGTCGTCCAGGTCCAGGAAGAAGACAGGGTCGCCGCCTCGCTTCACGAACCTCAGCTTGCCGTCCCATTCGGCCATGTCGAAGAAGAATGCTTGCGACAGCTGCGAGATGAAGCTGGCCGGGCTGCCATCGCTGGCGATCCGGAAGCCATCAAGAAGGTCGGTCAGCTGGCTGACGTCGTAGTCATCCGGCTCCAGCCCGACCTCGGCACAGCGCGCGGCCACGGATGCGGCAAGCACGATGCGATCGCGGTCGATCGTGCCGCCGGTGCAGTTGGTCCGGATGGTGCCGTCGGGCATGACGTAATAGCCAGGGGCGTCCGGGATCTCGACGCCGGGCGGTAGCCCGTCGCTGAGCGCCGTCACGTACTCGATGCCGTCCACCCCGGAGGTCGCGTTTTGCGCCCATGTGTCGCCATCGAGAGACGTGAACGCGAACGCACTATCGCCCAGCCACACGAAGATCTCGCCGAAGGTGTCGAAGAAGAGGTTCTGAGTGAGGCCGGAGCCGCCGCTGCTGACCGTATCGGTGCTGATCGTCCAGGTCACGCCATCATCGGCACTCCGGATCACCGTCCCACCAGTGAGTGCCGCTACGTAGACGCCATTGCCGAAGGCGAGCCCTTGCGCGACTACGGCACCGGCAGGATTCGTGCGATCCGTCCATGTGCCGGGCGCACCCGACGCGCTCGTGCTGATGCCGCCGGTCGAGTACATGGCGACGAAACCTGACCCGTTCGAACAGACGTAATGGACGTCGGCCACGAGCGGCAGCGAGACCGGCGACCAGGTCGTGCCGCCATCGATGGATCGCTCGACACCCCCGGTCCGCGCGGCAATGACCGTCAGGCCCAGTGACGCCAACCCGTAGTAGGAACCGGCAGTCGCGGTGACTGCATTCAGAGACCCGCCGTCGCCAGTCGTGAATAGGCCCGACGTCAAGGTGCTCAGGAGATAGCGCGAGGCACCGTCGATCCAGATCATCGACTTCACGAAGTCGTCCGGCATGTTGCCGACAACCGACCAGCTGAAGCCGGAGTTATCCGTTACGCGGCCGGCGCCGACACCACCTATGGTGCCGAACGCGAACACGCGGCCATGGGCCGCGTAAACCATGTCGCAGGTATCCAGCCCGGTCACGACGGTGTTGGTACTGGACCAGTCTTCCGGGTCCTCCGTGGTGAACAGCTCTCCGTCGACAGTGGCCGGAGCTGCGAAGAAGACGTTTCGCTCGCAGACATGCTCCGTCGTGACGCCTTCGCTGACGGTCACGAACTCGTACTGCGGAACCGCACCACCAAGGTCAGTCAGGTCGTCGTCCTTGACCACGATGTAGACCAAGCCGCGGAACGGAGAGACCTTGCCGGCGCCTTCGTACGACTCAATCGTAGGGTCCGGCATCTGGGCTTCGGTGCCCAGGTAGATCGTGCATTTGTCCAGGAACTTGGCGTTGCCGGCGCGCAGGGCGGCCACAGCCGCTTCATTTATGAACGATCCGCTGCCGTCTTCGGCGTACTCATCTTCGGGGTTGGCACCAGCCTCGTAGACCACCTTGCCGTTGCGGATGATTGTCTTGATCGCAGCGCAAGGGCCGAGACGAATGCCGATCGCGTAGCTACGGGAGTAGTGGTACGTCTCCTGCACCGGGCCGCCCTTGCCGGCGCGCTCCTTCTTCTTCGTCTCCTTGACGTCGGACCACCAGAGCAGCTGGCCGGCGTTCCGAAACGTGCCCTCGCCTCTCACGATGACCCCACCGACAGTGGCGGTCTGCTGCGAGGCATCGGTCAGGCGGGCACCTTTGATCACATCCGGATCGACGTAGCCGCCGATCGCCGAACCAACCATCCATCCGACATACGTACCGACGCCGGGGATGAAGCTGCCAACTACTGCGCCAACGACGCCGCCTATGGTGGAGCCGGACATTAGGCGACCTCCCCATAGGTTGGCCGGTACACGGCCTTGATGCGATCGAGCCATGCGGCGTCGATTCGGTGCTCGGTGACGCGGCCGACCATCTGGTCGGTGTGGATCAGACTCAGGCCGCCGTCGCGGTAGTCCGCGATGATTCCGACGTGGCGGATCGCGACCTTGTAGGCGATCGCGACGAGATCACCGACCGCCATATCTGCCTTGGGAATGGGAGCGCCGAAGGCGGCTTCCAGCTGCTTCTCCAGCTGACCGCCGTGGGGGTTGCAACCGTAGGTCGTGACGTCGCGAACCGGGTGGCCAATGTCTGCCATCGCGACGACCGGAAGGCCGACACAGTCGAGACCGGCACGAGAGCGCCCCTGATGCGCCCACGGGACTCCCAGGTAGGTGCGGGCTGCTTCGGCCAGTCCCATCACGACGCAACCCTCGTGATGTTGGCGCCCGGCACCATCACGTTGGCCGCATCAGCCAGTCGGATCAGGTGCTCGCCGCGGAAGAAGAGGTGGTTGTCGTGGACCTCATCGCAGTACTCGAAGGTCTTGTCGCAGTCCTGGCGGATGTCGAACTCGTCGCCGTCCTCGATCGCATAGGGCAGATCGAAGACCAACTGCACTTCGCCGGCGGTGTTGGTCTCAACCTCGACGCTTTGGCCGGCGTTGGCGCCGCTGGTCCAGAGCAGAACCCCGTAGCGGAAGTGGTCGTCAGGCTCCGACAGGCCGGCGGCAGTGAATACACGGCGCGGTTCAACCGGGTCCACATCGGTGACGCTTCCGGAGACCCAGGTCAACGGCTTCGTGCAGGGATACTTCTCGTCGGCGTAAGTCGATCCGAACTTGGCCCGGCAGGTAAGCGAGTACCGAGCGCCGGTGTCCTGCATCAACTGCTGGGTCAGGCTGCGGAACTCGGTGACCCAGCCGGTCTCATTGAATCGGGTCTCGCCCAGCGTCCCGCGCAGGAGGATCTCGTGACCATGGCTAAGGTCTAGGTAGTTGACCCGATAGCCTCGGACGCGGCCGAAGTCGAACAGACCCGCGCGGATCTGCTGCTCAGTGATGCCGGTGTTCTGTATCCATCCTTCGAACTCGGCGTTGTCGACCTGAGCGTCCGCGCTCATCTGCAGGCGGGACGGCGTGAACCCGTTGTCCGCGCGATAGACGACTTCCCCGCCGCCGGCGTCATAGGCCACGTCGGCGTCAAGGTTGGTGAAGCCAAGCACGGTGCCGTCCTTGCACAGGACGTGCAGCAGGATGCACCAGCTAGTTGCGTCCTGCGCCTGGTCATTCCTGAGTGCGATCGGGATGTTCTTCACATGGGCCCCAAAACGAAGAACCCCGCGCAAGGCGGGGTTCGTTGGATGACGTCGGGTTGGCTTAGCGGCGGACTTCGATCAGTTCGATGTCGGCGGTGTGGGCGTCAAGGTTTCCGATCTGGAAGGCGTTGTAGTCGGAGGCGAACCGCACCCAGACGTCGAACTCACCGGACCAGGTGAAGGTCCCCGATACCCACGGTGCGTCCGGAGTGAAGAGTCCTGTCGTCAGATCCAGCGTGCCGGAGACGGCGATGCCATTGCGCTTGATCACGGCACCGGCGAGAGGTGCCTGAATCAGTCGGGTGCTGGCCTCAGTGCCGAATGCATACGTCTTGATGAGCTGCACCGGATCGACGGTGCCGATCGACGGTGCCAGCGGTTCGTCCACCGCTTCAAAATCGTTGTAGTCCTTGAACCTGCAGCAATGGAGCTGCCCTGCCATGGCATGGAAGATATCGAGCACGAGCTGCTGATTCGTCCTTGAGAAGTTCAGGAACTGGGCGCTGTAGCGGTGCTTCGGGTACAACCACTGGCGGTTGCGCTGCTCCCGACCGTTGTCGAGAGGCACCACGAGCGTCGAGTACTCCGGCCCCCCGGTGAAGCCATAGGCCACACAAGTCGGCATACGCTCATTGATGTAGCTCATCCGCCGGTCCTCGCGAGACCGCGGCGAGCATTACGCCCGTTCTCACGCGCGGCCATCTCGGCGGTCCTACGCGTCATCGGACCGTTGATCACCTGGTTGAAGGTCTGCTGCACCATGCGCGCGGTTCCGTTGCGGCGCTCAGCAGTCAACTCCGCCGGCAGAATGGCACCGGCCGTGCGTGGAACGAACAGTTCAGGCCCCTCCTCGCCTACCAGGAAGGCGGAGTTTGGCCACACATCGCCGCCGCCGGCTCGTGCACCGCCGAAGCCGAGAAACCCCAGGAAGCCGCCCAGCGCATCGCCGAACTGCCCACCGCCGGCCTGCCCTTGACTCCCAAAGAGCTGTTCCATCCATCGCTCCGCGATCGCTCGGGTGATCATTTCGGCTATGCCGTCGAAGAAATCCTTAGCATGGTCCAGAGCGTTGTCGAAGTCGGTCACAATCGACGTGAGCGCATCAGCAGCTGAGCTCCGAAACTCGTCCATCATCGAGATCGCTTTCTCCTGGTTGTGGAGCTGATCGATGACGTTCCCGATCGCTACAGCCTCCTCCGACATCGCGTCGATGCCCGCATATCTCAGTTCGACGGCTTTCTGCCGTTCGACGTTCGACAGCCCCAGGAGTTTGAGCTCGAACTCCAGGTCAGAAAGGTGCTCCTTGAATCGCTCTGAGTACTGCTCGCCGGCCTTCGCCGCGGCTTCCTCGAGTTCCTTCGTTTGCTCCTGCAGGTCGACCTGTTCGGCGAGGTCGATCAGGTACGCCTTCTGCGTGGGCGTGAGCTTGTCGAGCGCGCCCTGCTCCAGGTCGTACCGCAGCTGTGCCGCCTCGCCGGTCTTTCCGAACAGGGCGACCTGCTCCTTAAGGCGCGTCTCGATCTGCTCATAGGAGGCCTGCAGCTTCTCAGCCTCGCGCTCCGCATCGGATTTTCCAGAACTGCCCTTCTTCGGCTTGCTGCCGCCGGTGAAGAAGCGATCCAGCTTCTTGGTATCGATAGGGTCACCAGGCTGGGTGATCAGCGGGAAGCCCACCGCGCTGAAGCCCGGCTTCTGACCAGACAAGTAGCCCGGGAGATTGAGGTACGACGGGATCTGCCCAGTGGGCTTCCGGTTCTGACGTGCCTGGAAGTCCTCGAACCGCTCGCCAGCGCTCCAGACGCGGCTGCGGGCCGCATCCATCGTATCGAGGCCTTTGCTGAAAGAGCTCCAGTCCAGTGTGGCGACACCCGCGAGGACCTCCAAAGTTCCTTGCGCGTTGTCCCGCAGCCCACCAAAGAAGTTGGTTGTGGTCTCGATCAGGTGATTCAGCTGGTCGAACGACGTACCCAGATCGTCAATGACGAAGTCCACAGCCGAGACGATCTTCTCGACTGCGCTGCCGTCCTGGACCAGCTGCTGGAACTTGTCGACCAGCTCGATCATCTGCGGCAGCAACTGTTGCGCCAGCTGCAGGCCCAACCCCGTCGCTATTGCGGCGAGGTCGTCCAGTTCGTCCTTGAACTGACCGGCTGCCTCCGCCGTATCCTGGCCCACCACGATCCCGAGCTGGGCCGCCCGCGCTTCCAGTTCGGCGAGCCCATCGCTGCCGCGGTTGAGGAACTCCAGCATCTCGGCGCCGGACTTGCCGAACAACTCCATGGCGAGTGCCGCTTCCATGGTGTCGTCGTCCAGCGTCTTGAACCTGTCTGCCAGGTCTGGCAGCACGTCTTCGACTTCGCGAAGCTTCCCCACACCATCGGTTACGGCGACGCCGAGGGCTTTGAAGAGCTCCGCTTGCTTGCTGGTTGGATCCAGCGCGGCGGCCAGATTCTTGGACAGCTTTGGGAACGCAGACCCAAGGCTATCCAGGTCGAGGCCGCTCAGCTTTGCGGCATACCCTAGCCCCGACAGCTTCTCTGTGCTGATGCCGAGGCGCGCCGACATCTCGTCAAGTTGGTCGGCATAGTTGATCGCCTGCGTCGTCACGCTCACCAACGCGGTGACAGCCGCGGCCGCGCCAACCCCCACCGCGGTGCCCAGCTTCTTGGCGAAGCCATCGATCGCCTTCTCCAACTCCTTGACGCGCTTCTCCGCCCGCTTCGAGTCGGTCTCGAAACTACCGGTGCGGAGAAGTAGATCTACGACAATACTTCCGGCCGTAGCCATCAGAGACCTCCACCAGCCGTAAGGCGCTTGTACTTGGACACGGTGTCTCTGTTACAGCCGACAGTACGTGCAATCTGTGAGCAGCTCATGTGTGGGTTGCTGGAAATGGCGCTGCGAATGAGGTCTCTTCGCGCCGCATAGCGAGCGTCATTAGCTACTTGCAGCGCGCGCACGACATGCGCGAGGCGCGCCCTGCCGCGGAGTGCATCCATCGGATGGGGTCGGCCGCGCGACGCGTTTCCAATCTTCGCGCGCGTCTCTGCACTTCGCTTCTTGCCAAACCCATGCCCCTTCTTGGCGGCAGAGATCCTCGCGCATTGCTCAGGCGTTCGTCGCTTCCCCAGGTTCTTGATTCTCCTGCGCTCGATTTCCTCCGGACGTTGCTTCCTTCGAAGGCCAACCACTCCCTCACCACCATCCGTCAGGTTCGCGATCCGCCGACCGGCACGCCTATGGCTCGCTATCAGCTCCATCTCTGCAAACAGCGCTAGTTCCTCATCATCCGTTCTGAAGCGGATTCGAACCGCAAACCCGGCCTTTGCGACGATCGACTGCCAGTAGCGATTACGGCTCGTTTCTCGCCATGCGCGGTCTCCATGCCCCTTCCCGATATAGAACACGGCGCCGGTGTCGAGGCGCACGTGTTCGTAGACGTAGAAACCAGAAGTGGCCATGTCTACTTCCTGGGAGGGGGTGTGACGCCGTGAGCGGCGAAGGAGCGGAGTTCAGCGTCGGACCAGCCGGTGCTGTTCGGGCTGGATTTCGGCTGCAACCATTCGAGAGCGGCCTTGATGGCCTCTCCTCGGTTCTTGCTGTTCTGTGCGGTGGCCGCGAGCGCCGCGGGGCGGAGGTAGCGGTGGAAGTCGTCGAAGGGGAACTGGTTGTAGAACTCTCGCCAGCTGTCCGCCTCGGCTTGAGTCATCGACAACTGCCACTCAAGGATCGTGCGCCCGCCCAAGGCTAGGGCGAGGACGTGCCAGAACCACTCTCCGCCGCGGGCGCTGATGCGTTTCCCAGGTCAGCCGGACGATTGACGGACAGCACCGCCTCCATCAGGGCATTCATGGCTTCGGACTTGAGCTGCGAGGCCTTCGCCGGGCTCAGTGCCGGCTTGCCGTTGGGCTCACACAGAGATGCGCAGATGAGGCGGATGGCCGCGGCCGCACGGACGTCGCCGTCGTCGGATTTGCGCTCCTCGTGGAACTTGGCGAACTCGATCGCGGGAAGCTCCTTGAAGTGGAGCTCGTGCGCACTCCCGTCGGGCAGCGTCACGGATCTCTTGTGCAGCGTGGTGGAAATGAAGAAGGCGTCGCTGATGGTCATAGCCGTTCCAGAAGAAGCGGGACGGCGGGAACGCCACGGCGCAACAGCGCCCCGGAACCCGTCCCAGGTGAGAAGCCGTTACGGGGTCGGGCCGTTCCAGTGCCACACCACCGGGCCGCTGCGCTGCAGGATCAGCGTGCCGCGCACCAGGTCGTTGGTGGCCACGTCGATGGTCACGTCGGCGACATAGGCGTCGAACTGGGCCGTGGTTCGACCGGCCGGCGCGACCAGCTCGTCCTGGGTGTCCAGGGTCGGCGGGTCGTTGCCTTCGCTGAAGCACTCCATCCACTGCAGCACCGATCCGAGTTCCTTCAGCTCGAAGAGGATCTGGTGCGACGCGTGCGACGGGATGAAGTTGAAGGGGACAGAGAGCTGTCCCGGATTGCCCAGGCCGGGCTTGAATGTCTTGTCTTCCTTGTTGTCGAGGCAGGTGTCTTCGACCTGATCTTTCGCACCTCCGAGTCCGGAGATGCCGGTGGGGCAAGCGAGCTTCAGCACCGCGGCCACGCTGGAACTCAGCGCATCCACGGTAAACAGCTCGGTGCCCTGGGACAGAATGGTGCCAGCGGTCATTGCAGTTTCCTCGGGTCAAATGAAAGGGGCCCCTTTCGGGGCCCCAGTGGTTCGCACGACGGCGAATGCTTAGCGATGGGTGATGAAGTCGGCCTCGATGCCGATCCGGTAGAGCTTCGTGTCTGGCTCACGCTGGTTGATCACGATGCGGTTGCAGATCCTTGCGGCGTCCAGACTGGTGCGGATCGTGCTGGCCATGACCTCGACCTGCGCGTCGTCCATGGACCAGCTGTCGATCTGCGTCGGCATGAAGTCCGACGGAGGTGTGCCGCTGAGCTGGTCGTAGGGCTGGCCCGATACCAGGGACCAAGTCACGTATGGGGCCTGAGTGCCCTGCTCGATCGAACCGTGTCGTCCGATCTTGTCGCCCACGATCGCGGACAGCTCCGGCGACTGGATCGTCTGGTATACAGGCGGCAGCATCGTCAACGCCCCTTGTTCTGCATGGCGAGCTTGCGAACCACAGCGGCGATACGCTTGTTCAGGGTCTCCACGATGACGTTGATCGTCGCCTCGCCGTAAGTGATCACCGTTGGGCGAATGAACGGTGTCGCCGGTTGATGACTAGACCCGTACTCCAGTAGGTTCGCCGTTTGGTACGTCGTCACCGGCTTGCCGGCCCGGTTCGGGTAGACCTTGCGCTTGAAGCGGACCAGATAGCGTTCACCACGGCTGCCGATAGGCGCCTTTCCGCGACTCGCTACCAAGTTCTCCACCAGCAGTCCGGTTGACTCGTCCCCGTGAAGCGCGATCGCGCGCTGCAGCGCCTCGCGCTCTTTGTCGCGCAGGAAGCGAGCGCCCTTGCCGAGGGCAGCCTTCACCGGGCCGCCGTTCTTGCTCACGATTTCCGGAGGCAGTAGCGACAGCGTCTTAAGGACCCCGTCCAGCCCCGAGATCTTCACCTCGACCTTCATGCGTAGAGCTCCGCATCTTCTCCAACCCACAAACTCAGGAGTGCCCCATCGCGATCGGCTTGGCCAGTGAAGTCGTCCCGATGCCCCATGCCGATACCAGCGCGCCCCGGAAGACCCTTGATTCCAACCACCCTGCCGCCGTCGAAGAGGAAGCGAAACGGATGCCGGCGCCAGAGTTCCAGGTCGATGAACTTGGGACGGACCAGGCAAGCGGCCCGAAAGGCAGCGATTGCTCGCCCCCGCATGGCGGAACTGCACAGGCTCGCATGCTCGGTGTTGCTGAGCTGGCGACCGCGTCGGAACTCGACGTTGTAATACCGCGCGCGACGCTCTCCGACGAGTTCCGCAAGGTCCAATTGCTGATCTACGTGGCTGAGCCAATCCGGTGAGTACCAGTCGTCGTCCTCGATGACCGCGAGCCTGGAATCGTCGTCGATCACTGCGAGGCCGGCCAGTAGGTTGCGTGCCTGCGTATTCTGGCCCGGCTGCCAAATCGGCACCGGCCGGATCACCTCAACAGTCCAGCCGGCCCTTTCGAATGCAATCGGCTGCGCCTCGGGGCCGTCGTCCACGACAAGCCAGCGCACCGGACCTGCGTAGTCCTGCGCGGCCATGAGCCGCTCGCAGATGGCCCACGCCGCCGGTCTCGCACCGGTAGCGGTCAACAGAGTCAGCACCGAAATATTCCTCGAAATATTCCTATGCCCGCGCGGTAGCGAAGACGTGCATGGGAAGGGTCCGGCGCGCCATGCCTGGCTCACCGTGGTCGTTCAGCTGCAGCGGCACCGCGCCGGCGTACTCCGTCACGATCGCATCGAAGCCGGCGTCCGCGAGGAGCAGCTGCAGTCCGCTGCGGCTGTACCGGTAGTAGTCGTCCGGATATCCGTGTTCCGGGAACGCGAACAGTGTGGTGAGCACCAGCAGGCCACCGGGCTGCAGCACGCGGCGCAGCTCCGGCAGTGCCAGCCACGGCCTGGCCACGTGCTCCAGGACCTCGGAGCACAGCACGCCGCTGAAGCGGCCACTCCACTCGGCCGGCAGGGCGTGGATATCGGCCACCATGTCGACGCCGGCACCGGGCTGCATGTCGACGCCGGTCCAACGGCCCTGGGCAAGATCGCGGTTCGTGCACCACCACGCCGCGGGATCATGGATCCGGCTGCCAACTTCGAGCACGTCGTCGCCAAGCTCGCCGCACTGGCGCTCGATGTAGGCGCGGATGCGGCCGCGCACCGAGTTAAGCGGCAGCGCGTTCATCGAACGGGAAACACTTCAGCGCCGATCCCGGCGTGCAGTTGATGACGGTGACGTGCCGGTTGTGCCGGGCCCATTGCGCGTACTGGTGCTTATGGATCTCCCTGCGTGCATCCGGCGTGTTTCTCAGGCCGTTCGTGTACGGACCGAAGAAATGCGACCCGTGCATGTCGAACCCGTACAAGCGCACCACGGTGGCGCCCATCCAGGCAGCCACGGCGAGCGCCAGCACTCCGCTGTTCCAGTTGGTCCGCGAACTCGGCAGCTGCTCCACTCCACTGATCTGGCGGCCGCTGAAGCGGCGCCCGGCAAAGTTCATCGCGGCGGGATAGGCGTTCCACCAGGACTGGTCACTTGCCGCCATGAACTCGGCCCACGGGGCGAGCTCGAAGCAGTTTCCCACCACGCCGACTCGTCTGCCACGCAGGCTGTCGGCCAGTGCCGGCGACATGCTCGGACCTGGTGCTAAGAGATCGAACTCGTTCATGTGCCGTCGTTGACGCCTTCGCTGCATGGGAGCGTCAAGTACTCGATGCCCGATTCTTTGTCTGCCAGCACGCCGGCGATGTTGTAGACCTGCGTGCCGTGGATGACTCGCATGCTCGGCTGGATGCCGGGTCGGTAACGGATCGTGATACGTGTCGAAACCTGGGCCTGCGTCGCCGCGGACTGAACAAATTCGCGTGCCGACAGTGGCTCGATGGATGCCCAGACCTTCGGCGCGACGAGCACCCAGGTCTTGGTCGAGATGCCGCTACTGTCTCGTGTTGTGACTTGGCGTTCGATTCGCACCAGGTGGCGAAGCTTGCCGGCGGCCAGGCTCATGCGATCACCGGCACCCGGTACGGAAACAGCAATGCGATGACCGGCCGCGGCAGGTAGCCGTAGCCGAACTGAGCATCGATCGCTCCTTCCTGCTGAGCCTCGCGGCTGTTGAAGAACTCCCCAACCAGCAGAAGGGTCGCCTGCTGCACATCCGCCGGCACGATCGGCTCCCCGCTGGAGTCCGTTGGAACCTCGCCACTGCTGTCCACAAATGCCGGCTCGGTCAGATAGGTCAGCACGGCTTCGGAGGCAGCGCGGATGTAGGCGCTCAACATGGGGTCGTGCGGGCTCCCGCCACTGGAGTCCTCTTCATCGATCCTGCAGTGCGAGCGAGCCGTTTCCAGGCTCACCAGTGCGCGGCTCATGGCGTCACCTTTACCGGCGCCGGTGCGCGCTCGGCTCGCCCGGGTGGGCCTTCCTTGCCGTCGCGGCCCTTCTTGACCGCCAGGCGCCACTGGCCGTTGCCGGCATCAGGCTTCGAATCGGCCTTGTCGACCTGGGCGATCCAGAAGCTGCCGCCCCAGGTCACGCCGTCGCCGCGCTGGTACCCAGCGCCGTCCTTGAAGACACCGCGGTCGATGAGCATTGGGACCGCGTGGCGCTTCTCCACACGGCGGCCGTCGCTGAAGGTGCTTCGGACAACGAGGGTGCGTTCGTCCTCGAGGTCGATCTCGATACTCTGGTAGCCATTGACGATGCATTCCCAGCCTTCCATGCCGTGCGTCTGCTGGCGCGCCACCCAGATCCCGCCGAGGTGGCTGGCGTAGGTGCGGCGCGCGTAGCTGCGCTCGATATCGATGCCGGACAGGACATCGACTTCCAGCGCATCGCGTCCGTCGGCGCCGTCCTGGCCATTGCTGCCGTCGATGCCTCGCTCACCGGCGCGGCCGGGGGTACCAGCCTCGCCTGCAGCCGGCGGATTCGCCGCCAGCCAAGCCTTAACCTGCATGGCCAGCTGCTCGTCGGTAGCGTCGCGGCCGTCACGACCATCCTGGCCGGCAGCACCGTCCATGCCACGTTCGCCGGGCGGGCCTTCCGGTCCGCGCTCCGGCGGGTTCGCGGCCAGCCACGCCCTCACCTGTTCCGAAACTTGGTCGTCGGTCACATCACGGCCGTCGCGGCCGGCTGCCGGTGGATTGTCGGCGAGCCAGCCGGCAAGGGCTGCCCGCAGCACGTCCGGTGAAATCGCGGCCGCAACTGACTCGACTGCCGGCGCCTCACCGTCCCTGCCGTCGCGGCCATCCGCCCCAGCAGGAGGTGGGTTCGATGCCAGCCAATCCGCCGCGGACTTCTCAGCGACAGGACCCAAGATCTCGCGCACACGCTCGTCGGTGACGGGCGGTGCGTCATTGCCGTCGATGCCGTCGCGCCCGGGCAGCCCGGGCTCGCCTTGCGGGCCTGGGAGCAGCGACCGCTCCTCAAGGGCGCGAAGCTGCTTTTCAACCGGCTCCATCAGTTTCCGAATGTAGCGACCTGCAGCGCGCAGGATGGCCGACTGCACCTGCTTGTTCATGCGGCGATATCCTCGTCCATCTCTTCGTCGGTGAGCGCTTCGTCGCCGCCCTCGTCTGGCGCGTCATTCGCTGGAGCTGTCGGTCCCGGCGCTTCCGGACTCAGGTTCCGATCGGCCAGGAGCGAGATCGGGAAGTCCTGCTGCTGCCGGAAGATCACGTCGCCACCCTGTACTGGGATCAGATCCAACTTCCGGCGAGCCTCGTTAGTGGTCCGGATACCGCCATCCACGGATTTAGACAGCGTCTCCATTTGCGTAGCGCTGTCCATGCGGATCAGACCATCCAGGTCCAGCTCAATGCCGAGGACCCGGCCTTCTACCTTCACGCCCTCGAGGCCAAGCCCCTCGTCCACGCACGCCTCGTATTCCTCGATCAAGGTCTGCAGGCAGGTACCGTAGTACTCCTGCTGCAGCGCTTCGATGTTGTTGTAGGTCGGCATCGCGCCGACGCCGATCTTGTAAGGCGGCACATGGAAGGTGGAACAAACGACCTCAGCGGTCCATCGCAACTGCTCGATGAGCTGCGACTCGACTGCCGACATGCGGAGCTGCTGGAACTTCAGGCCGTCTGCCAGGATCGCGACCTTGCCTGCGTTCTCGCCGGAGTAGTTGGCGTTCCACTTCTCCTTCAGCGCGTCGGCCTGATCCTGCGGGATGCTTCCCGGGATCATCAGGATGCCGCCGGGGTTGCTGTCGTTCGAAAAGAACCGCGAACTATTCTTCTGGATCTTCAGGCCGATGTTCGCCACAGCGCCGGCTGCGAACAGCGGGCTGACACCTACCAGCGGGTGAAACAGGCAGTTCATCCGGTCGTGGATGATCTCGCTCGCGGGCACAACCACGCCCGATTCCTCGACACCGGACAGATTGTCGGCATTGAGGCGGTAGAAGACTTCGCCATCCGGAGCCACGAGTGGTTCAACCCGGCATGGGTCCAGAACATAGAGATGCTTGACGACGTTGCGTTCATCGCGCTGCTTCAGGGCATAGGTATTGCCCTTCACGAGCTTGCTGGTGATCCACCACTGCTTGAACTGGATGTGGTTCTGGTACCGGTTGGGTCGCCGCAGCACGGGGCTGAATGCCGGCGAAGATGTCTCCGTCCAGATGCCGTCCTTGCGCTGCTCCATCAGCATCTGGCGCAACTTGCCGACGTCGTTGGAGATCAGAGTTACGCAGCCATACACCGCGTGGTGTGCCAGAACCGAATCTGCGCGCCACTCGTCGTCGTTCTGCCAGGCACCGGAATAGGGCTCGCGCACGAAGGGCCACCAGCCCTCGCCGCGCGGCCCGCGACCATCCACGGGCACCAGAGCCTTGACCATGCGCCCCCAAAGTTTCGACAGAGCGAAACGCGCCATCTCTTCAGTCCTCGGCCGTCAGGTCGCGGCGCTTGTACTTGCGGCCTTTGGGATCACCGTCGGCGACTGCGACGGGCTGACCGCCGCTGGCTGCAGCCGGCGCGGCCGGCGCCGGCGTCGAACTCGCCGCCTGCAGCTCGACGATCGGACCAGCTTCGACAGCCTCGGCTATACCAGCCCTGATCAGGCCACGCGCCTGGGTAGCGCAGACGACCATCGTGCGCCCCGTCTTAAGAATTCGGATCTTCGTGCCCATGTTCCCTCCAAAGACCGGGGCCCGAAGGCCCCGATCGTTCCTACTGCTATGGATTACGAGCTGGAGGCAGCATCGCCCCACTCGACGCCGGTCAGGTACGTCACCGCGGTGGCGCGACGGCGCGACCAGTTGACGAAGCGATGGGCGCGGAGCGCGGTGCTGTCGGTCTGGAACATCGACACCAGCGTGGTCGCCGTGCCGACGCCGCTGTCGTTGGTCGGGTTGTCCAGCATCTGGATCGAGGCCTCGCGGCTGAAATCCACGGTGGCCTGACCGTCATCGGAGTAGTAGATGTCCGACGTGTTGACCAGAACCACGATGCTGTCCGGGACGTAATCCGACACCAGGACCGGAACGCCTTCCAGCGTGCCGCCGTTCACACCCAGGCCCGGGAACTCGGGCTGGCCCAACGCATTGCGCATCATCGAGAGGCGCAGTGCGCGGTTGGGCGACATGATGTAGACCGCGGAGCGCAACGGGTTCTTGGCCGCGATCGACGGTCCCCACAGAGCGACGAGATCGGCGCGGACGTCGTCGGCGGTCGTGCCGGTGGACGGGATCGCCGTAGCGCCGTTGGTGATCGACGCCGGCGACACGTTGGCGGTACCGGCGAAGCTGGGCAGGATGAAGTCGGTATCCATCCGCTCGACCAGCACTTCGGCCAGCGAGTCGCGGACCAGGTTCTCCGCACTCGGGTCGCTAAAGCGGATCAGTTCGTCGGTCAAGACCGAGATGGCCGCAACCTTGAACCAGCCGTGGTAGACGTCGTTGTAGCCGAACGCGGTCACCGGCTTCGGCTTGCCTTCACCCACCCAATAGCCCGTTCCGCCGACCGTCTGTCCCTTGATGTGGACGTTGAACGGGATGCGGCGCAGCGCCGGGATGCTGCCCTGGCCGAACTGTCCGATCAGCGTACGGCCGCGGAGGAACTCCACGAAGTCGCCGGCGTAGTTGACGTACTCGACCAGCGGCTTCGCCCAGGTCGCATCCTGCGTGGTGCCCGCAACCACCGTGGCCTTGATGATCGACTCCATCGAACGACCGTCGGCGTACTTCAGCGAACGGGTGACGGGGCTGTTCTCGCCGTAGTGGGTGTGAGCCAACTGGGCCGCCTGGTGCAGGTTGCCCTTCGACGCGAACACGCACATGGCGTGACGGGCGAACAGGATGCCGGGCTGCAGCTTCTCGCTGGTCTTGACGACGGCGGGGTCACGCGCGACCGCGGCGCCAGCGCTGGTGTTGGTGTTGGCGGTCTCGAGGCCCTTGGCCTTGGCGATGTTCGCCGTTTCGAGACTGCGCAGGCGCGGGAGGTGCTTGCTGATGGTTTCGTTCTCGGCCTGCAGGTTGTCGAACTCCTCCTCCTCGCTGGCATCCAGGCTGCGCCCCTCATCGGCGGCCTTGGCCGTAATGGCGTTCATGCGAGTCAGGTTGTCGTCCTGCTTGGTCGTGAAATCGGTGATCTGTTCCTTGATGGTTCGCATTTTGTTGCCCTCCGGGGGCTTCGGTTTGATGCTCTTGGTCTTGCCCGAAGCGCCGGGCGTGGGTTCAAGTCGCACGACCTCAACAGCCTTGGTGCCGAGCGCGGCGAGCTGCTTCTGATCGATCGACTTGATGGTCTGGATCGTCGCGTCGGCGTTCGCCGGCACGGTTACAGCACTGAGTTCCAGCCAATCCCAGGAGAGGAATCGGCGGCCCCAGGTGCCTTCGATGTTTGCTGATTCGATTGGCTTGAAGCCGATGGATAGACCACGGACGAGGCCTGCCTTGATCGACTGCCAAGCCTCGTCGAGCCGGTCCTTCAGATTCCCTGGCTCGCTGATCTCCATCAGCTGCACCGTCACCTCGATTTCCTTCGCGGAGACCTTGGCTGCGGTGACATGCCCGATCGGCTGGCGGTGATCGTGCTGCCAGAGGAACGGGATCGGCAGTTTGTACTGCGCTCCTTCCGGATCGACAACGTCGTCATACCGGTCGGGACTCGGTGTGGTGGCGATGCCGGTGATCTGGCGTTTCTCTTCGTCCACCGCCCGGATCTCCAGGCAGCTGTATGCGCGGTTGAGCTTCATGGGATGCTCCAGACGTGCGAAGGCCCGCTTTCGCGGGCCCTCGGTTCAGATGAAAACGATGCTGTTGGAGAAGTCGCGTTTTCGCGGCTTCGGGTTCAAGGACATCAACGCAACCGCGTTGATGCCGGCCAGGAGCGGGTCGACCTTGGCTGACCCTGAAACTTGCTTCGTGATGTAGCTGGCGTTGCCGGCGTGAACGACCTTGGCATTACCCACGCTCCAGCCCATCAGTCGCTGGGCGCCGTGAACGATCTCGCCGCCAGCGAGCGATCGCTCAGTGGTCTTGGTCCAACCGTTGAGCTTCCATCCCTGCTGAACGGCGATGATTCGGGAGATGTTGATGCCCCGCTCTTCCGAGGTCAGCTCCTCCGTGATCGCAGAGATGCCAGCTGCGTCCACACCGATGGCGTTCTCCTCGGCTAGGAGCTCCGCCGCGTCCAGCCGGCAAACGATATCTGCCACCTGCTGCACGTCCTCTCCTGGCAACCCGACGATCGTCAGGTCGCCATCGCTCTCGAAGTCGCGGAGGTGGGGAACGATGTCCTGCCTTCGATCCAGCACAATCTCGTGAGCCCAAGCGTGGGCCCACCACAGCAGCTTCCGCGTTTCGCGATCCCGGCCCAGCACGACAAGCCCGAGCAAGTCGTCCAGCCCACCGCCATCGATTCCGACGACGACGACCTCGGAGCGCTCCATCAGCGTGTCCAACGTGAGCTCAGGGTCGCCGCACTTCTCCCAGAACTCCGCTCCCGGCCAATTGTCCGCGGCCATCGACTGCCCGATCTGGATGTTCAGGTGCTGCGACGCCCAGATTCGGAAGGTGTCCTTGCCCTTCGATTCTTCGTCCTGCGCTGCCTCTACCAGACGCTCCATGTCGATCGACCGGCCCATGTTCGGCGTCACGCGCGGCCACAACTCCGGCTTGCGCCAGGGCTGCTTCCTGTCCTCCTGAACCGACTTAGGGAACTCGTACAGCACCGGGAGCACTGGGCTGCTGCGCTTGCCGTCTCGCACTGCGCGGGCACGCTCCAGATCGTCAGCGAACACGCCTACCGGCGGCTCGTCGCTCTGCGTCGTGATAGTGGCCAGGAACGCTTCCGGGAACGGCTGCATGCCGCCGCGGAGCTGCACCATGGCCTTCGCGGCCCTTGCCATCTTGCCGAGGACGTGTAGCTCGTCGATCAACGCTCCGACCACCTTGCGGCCAGTGATCACCGCCGGGTCGAACGTCATGACCTCCAGCTTCGCCTTCGTTTCACGGTGAACGATGATCTTCAGGTGGTCGCGTACGTGCAGCTTCTTGTCCAACACCGGGTCAAGCGCGATAGCCCCCGCGATCGTGCTGAAGGCCTCATCCGCCGTTTTCTGGACAGGGGCGGTCAGCAGGAACGGCGCATTCGGGCGCTCATTCAGCAGCAGCGCCGTCAGCATCAGCAGCGCACCGTTCGTCGTCTTGCTGTTCTTCTTCGGCACCAGCAGGAACAGCTCCTGGATCATGCGGCGCTTCGTCACTGGGTCGATGGACCCGAATAGCGCCCGCACGATGTCGCGGAACCAATCACCCCCGGCCTCCGCGAAGGTCGGCGTGTTGGGCACGTCCGCCAGCCTCAACCTGTTGAGGACGCCGACGGCACGGTTGCCCGCTGCCATATCCAGCGGTAGGTCCGGCACCAGCGACCGCCCATCGCGCAGGCGGGCTTCCCAGTCCCGGCAGCTCAGATCCCAACCCATTGGGTCAGCCGGCCGGCCTCAGAGGAGTGACGTTCGCCGGCAGCAGATCCTGCCAGCCGGTGCCTTCTGCAGCCCCACCGGCATCCTCCTGCGCCTGGGCCTTCTTCCCCTTCTTAGGCTCAGTCGAAGGCTTTTCGTCCTGCAACGGAACCGGCGTGAACTCCGGCTGCACCTGCAGGTAAAGGCGGGCCGCCGATGTGCTGCCCTTCTTTGCCGATGCGAACAGCTTTTCCATGACCTCGGCGCGCTTGAGGCTGGCGCCTGAGGACAGCTCGAGCTCGTAGTGCTTCGAGAGCGTCTTACGGTCGATCTTGAGCGCCTGGGCAATCGCCTCGTGCGTCATGCCGCCACCGGCCGCGATCGCGACCCTGCGCCGGCTCGCGGCTGTCGGCTCATGCTCGGGTCGACCCCGACCCCTCTTAGTTCCCTGTTTCATCGGTGTTCCGCGGTTTGTTGGCCTCGGAGGAAAAAACCTCCGAATGAGGGTGGCGGCTGGTGTCCGTAAGTCAGCGTCCGAAGACCCGACCTACCCCCCGGGCGGCCTCGGCCCTGGTCTTGGCCTTGTGGTGCTCGCGGTTGATCGCCCTCAGGTTCGACGGGTCGTCGGTTCCGCCCTCGGCCAGTGGGACGATGTGGTCCACCTCGTTGGCCGCCGTCGGCCTGCCGGTCTCCTTGCACTCCTCGCACTGGCAGAGGTAGCGATCCCTCTTGAGGATCTGGGCACGCAGCCGGGCCCAGGGCCGGCCGCCTCGGCCCTTGCCGTACGTGGTGCCGATGGTCGCCGTGCTCTGCAGGCGGTTCGGCATGCCGCCGAGCTTGGACTTGAGGGACTGGAGGCGAGCCATCACAGGGACCCAGGGTTGCGGGGCGCCTGGGTGGGCAGCTTGCTGTCCAGGTCCATCGCTGCGGACTGGTCCTCGCCTGCCGGCTCGTCCTCGGCCAGGGCAGCCAGCAATGCGTCCAGCTTGTTCTCGATTCGGGCAAGACGGTCACCACCGAGCTGCTGCTCGTGGTCAGCCTGGATCTGCTCGATGCGGAGCAGGCGCGTCTGAAGGGTCATGGGTTCACCTATGGGTTAACGGGGCACCGGTTTGCCCTGGATAGCGTCGATGCCGTCGAGCTGGCGCTCGTACTGGCCCAGGCAGTCACCGCGCTGCTTGGCGCAGTCGACGCCCTCGCTGGGTCTGCAGGCCTTCTTCCAGGTGCAGCGCTGGCGCAGCTCTTCCCGGATCGGCACGTATGTGGGGATGTAGACCGGCAGCAGGTCCTTCGCCTGGGGGATCGCGTCCGGCCGTACCGCTTGCTTGCCGCAGGCCGACATCAGAAGGCAGGCGAGCAGGATCAGGATGGTGCGCATCAGAACTCCCCTACCGTGGCGCATGCCACGTCCATTGCCTCTTGGGCCGCCTTGCAGGAATCGGGGCGCTTGGCGTAGGCCTGCCACCAGGCGCGGCTACTGCGCTCTGCATCGGCCCGTTGCTTGCTGATCATGGCGAGGGCCGCGGCGTTCTCCTGCTGAGCCTGCAGTAGGTCCAGGCTCTGCTGGCGCTGGAGGTCGGCGTACTCCTGCTCCTGCTCTCGGTACGTCGCCAGAGACGCCTCCAGCTGGCCAATGAGGCTCTTTGCCTCTGCGGCCGCGGTGACTGCTGTATCGCGCTCGCCGACGGCGGCGTCGCGCTCCCTGGTCACCACGATGTACCTGCGGTTCGTCTGGTAACTGGTCAAACAGGCCACCGCCGCGACCATGGCCAGGACCGCGCAGGCTGCCTTGAGTTTATTGCCGGGCCGACGTAACCACTCCACCAGGGCTCGCATCGCATCCAAGAGGAAGCCGCTCACCGTGCTCGCCAGCTTGACTGCGGCCAGGGGGTTCATTACTGCGAACGCCACCACCGCGATCAGGACGCCGCTGCCGGCGAACCACGGCCAATGGCCGGCCACCCAGCTCCACACGCCCTGCAGCCAGCTCATGCGATGTCTCCGGTTCGGCGACGCCACCGGATCAGCATCAGGCCGGCGACGCAGGTGCGGATCACGCAGAGGTGCCACTCCGACAGGTCGGGGTAGCCGGCGTGATCCATCAGGTAGCTCACTGCGGCGACCGCAATGGCGATATGCAGCCCACCCCAGACCAGCCAGCGGGCGCGACAGGAGAGCGAACCCTCGGGGTGCGGGGTCAACAGCAGACGCCAGCACACCGCGGCGAACAGGGCGAAGGTCGATGCGAGCCCGCACCAGTAGAGAGGGTTCATTGGATCCTCCCAAAGAGGCGATCCGCCACGCCTTCCAAGCCCTGCATGTACTTCGGGAGCAGCGGTCGAATGAAGACGCCCAGGATGCCGGCGCATGGCAGCGCGGCCGGGCCCACCGTGTCGGAGAACCACAGGGACAAAGCCGTGACGGTCCAGCCATCCAGGAAGGCGAAGCCGATGACGCCGACGCCGAGGAAGCCAGCCTTCAGCAGGGCGGTCGCGAACCAGCGCGCGCCGTTGCCCTGCTTTTCGAAGACCGCCGCCGCGTCCTTGTTCGGCAGGATGAAGACGCCAATCAGGGTGCCGACGATCGCGGCCAGCAGGACCGACTGGGGGATGCCCACGATCGTGCGTTCCACATGCTCGATCACCGTGACCGCCGTCTGCGTTGCGGCCAGGCCGGCGAGGGCCACGGCCGTGGCCTTCACACCCACCGCGCTCGTTATCGGCTCGCTCATGCCGTCAGCGCCGCCATCGCGCGCTTGTAGCGGTCCTGGCGATCCTTCATGCCGTTCTTGTCGCCGTTGATCAGCTTGGTGACGCGCTCGAACTGCTGGCCGTCCGCGAGCTCGTTGAGTCCGTGGTAGTCCCAGAAGGCCGCAGCGGCGAGTGCCGCCCAACGGACATCGAGGAGGGCGTCGGGGTTCGCCACGAAATCCGGGGCGTCCTGGAAACGCTTGCGCAGGATGTCGCGGATCACCTCGTAGTTCGCCTTGCCGGTGATCTGCATCCAGCCGCGGCCCCGATAGCGGTAGCCGTCCCCGCTGCTCTCCGGCCCGTTGCCCATCCGGCCGCCATAGGCTGCATTGGCCAGGCCCGTCGGGTTGTTGGCGAGTTCGGCGACGCGCGGCAGCAGCGATCGCCAACGGGAACCAGGCTTAGCGGCCAAGCAGACCTCGTGGAGCCGCTCCTGCCGGTAATTCAGCGCCTCGGAGAGCCGGGTGAAGCCCATCGACTCGTGACCGACCTGGGCTAGGAAGCAGCCGAATCGACGCGGCGTTCCATCGATCTCGTAGGCGGCGGTCGCCTCACGCAGCGGCGCAGCGATGGTCGCGGCCATGCCGTGCCCACAGCCTACCGCCCGCGCGAGCAAGTCCGCGGTGATTGCCTTCATGGTCAGGTCCAAGATGGTGCCCGGCAGCCCTTTCAGGCGTGGCGACGGCGACGAGGAGCCGCGGCCGGGCGTGGAAATGGCGACGGCCCCGAAGGGCCGCCGTAAAGAAAAAGCCCCGTTGGTTAGACGGGGCTTCGAGGTGCGCGAGACTGATGCGCGCGAATCAGGATCGATCCTTCTATGCAGTCAGAGCAACGATCGAATCTGCGAGACCGTCAAAGACGAGATTGAACTCGTCGCGGCTCTCTTGCATGGTTTCCAGAATACGGCCCGTCTGTTCCAGCTGCGCGTCGGTCAGGCAGAACACGGGCACGCTGTACTTCTGGGACTGCGCCACAAGCGAGTTGAAATCGGCGATGTTGGCCAAGTTGAACGGTTCCGTGTTGCCAACCGCCATGCCGAAACGCCGGCGAGAAACGATCATCTTGTGCGCTGCGAGAGCAGGCACCAATGACTCATCAACCGTATCGTTGATCTTGTCGATCCACTGCTGGAACGAGCGCGCCGGGGCGCCGTTACGGGGCCGATACTTCTGGGACAGGAAACCCAGCATCACCGGCGGCTCGTCCGGAATCGGATACATCAACGCTGGGTCGCGGAAGAAAGCCACTTCTTGATGCCATCGAGGCAACGTAGCCGACAGCGATCGAATCGCTTGCACGCAGAAGAAGTCGGGTGCCGTCGGAACGATGAAGTGATCGCTCGCCATCAGGATGCATTCGTTCAATGCACCGACGCTGGGACTCAAGTCGACCAGAACATAATCGGCTTTCATTTCCTCGCCGGTGAGTCGAAGCAAGTGCCCTATGCTACCGGGCAGGTTTCGAATCGCAGGAATCGCTTGTCTCGTGGTCAATGCCACGCTGAGCTGAGTTTCAGCCTCGGCGAGTGCGATGTTTCCGCAAAGAATGTACAGGTTCTCATTTGCGGTTCGCGCCGGAGTGGCCGGATCAAGGCCACGCAGCTGGCCATCGATGACCGGCTTCAAACCCGAATACAAGTCCGAGTTCGGGAAGTTTTGATAATGCTGCTCGATATCCTCGTCGTCGGTGTACCCCAGCGACAGCGCCGTGAGGTTGCACTGTGGGTCGGCGTCCACGAGTAGAACTCGGAACCCCTTTTCCGCCAGCTTCCACCCCATATGAAACGTCGACGTGGTCTTGCTCACGCCGCCCTTGTGGTTGAAGAACGAGATGATCTTCATTCCTTCCGTGCCCCCTGTCCCTTTTGTCAGCTGCCTGGTTGGAGATTGTCGCATTGAAGTCGGCGCCGGACGGAAGTGGGCAAGCAAAAAGCCCCGGGCTTTCGCCAGGGGCTCGTGTGGACGCTGACAATTTAGGGGGTATTTCCTGTCCCGTCAAGCTGCCTCGTCCAATCGGTGTTCCCGTACCTCCCTGGCGCAGGCCCGCAACTCCGTGAGCGCCTGGTCTCGAATCGAGTGCAGCCAACGGGCAGCATCCTCCACGCGCTGCTGGAGCCGCTCCCGCCTCGTCACGATCAGGTAGGCGTAGTGCGCCAGCTGCGGCGTGCTGAACTTGACGCTGGCCAATTCCCGGATCGCCAGCTCAGCGCCGAATCGCGTCAGCACGATTTCCTCGTGCGGCCGGCTCGGCTTGTACTCGCGCTCCTCCCAGGCGCGCAGCAGCGCTTCCAGGTGCAGCAACGTCGATCCGTAGTGGGTCTCTAGGACTTGGCAGGCGATCTTGCCGTGAACCGTCGCCACCATGCCCAAAGCGGCAGCCACGTCTTGGTCGCTGAATGTCGGCGTCCTGCTCCCTCCGAAGCCATCTCGGATGTCGCAGAAGGCGGAGCGGCCCATCAGCGCTGCGATGCGTTCCTCGATCGGTCGCTTCTTGTCGTTTTCCTTTGCCATCGCTCCCCCTATGCCGCGTCCCTGAACTGCTCAAGGACCGTGTCGTCAAACTCGAACTTCAAACCCTTGCCGTCTTGCTCGCACTGCGGGTGCTGGCGGTTGTCGCCGATCCTGCAGATGCTTCGACCCCAGAACGTCGTTGTCGGGTCCCGGTTGATGCAGGCGACGCAGGTGCCTTGCTTGCGAATCGCTGCCTTGTAGCGCTTCGCTTGCCGAATCTGCGCAGCGCGCTCCGGTCGAGTCAGTGCGCCGTCGCTCATCCCTTCAACCCAAACAGGATGGCCAGCAGCAGGACCACGATCCCAGCGCGAAACGCGACTGCGGCACCGAAACCAAGCAAGTCCTCCACGTTATCGGCCACCCAGTTCGCAACGCCTACGAGGCAGAGGGCGCCAATTCCGTAGCACAGCACCAAACTGAAGATGTGCCAGTTCATGCGGCCTTGCTCCTCTCCGCGCGCGCCTTGGCCAGCACCTCGGCGTAGGCCTCGGGATGCTGCTGGTCAAACGCGGGCACCGTGCCCCGGCCCCAACGTCCGCCTCCTAGCGACTGGAGCCACCCATCGGTGGAGCAGAACCGACGCGCATCGATGCCGCAGTCACGAACTGACTTGGCCGTGACGTAGCCGTCAAGCTCGAGCAAGGCCAGCACGCGGAGCGCGCCGATCTTCCACGGTGTCAACTGGATCGGTGCCGGGACGCCTGCGCGCACCATCGGCACGATCTCCGGCAGGTGGCATCGCTTCGGCGGATTCCAGTCGTGCCACGCCATGTCCCAATCCATCAGGGGACCGGCGCTGGAGTCGTACATCCTGCGGTCCGGTTTCGAGCCGGTGTAGTGCTTGTCCAGCGCTCGATCGAAGGTCGGATCCCGCGAGTAGTTGGCCTCCGGCGTCCAGACCTGTACCCCGAGGATGCCTAGCATCTTCGCGATGCCAGCTGACGCCTCCGATATGTGGGGCACTATCACCGCGCGGAAATCGGGTCCTTCAACCCCACCCTCGCCGTACCCCATGTAGTGGTCCGGCAGAATCTGGTCAGCGACCTTCGCGTTGAGCGTTTGCTTTGCCTCGACGCCGAGCTGATGCCCGGTCGAGTCATAGACCGCGAGGATGTCGAAGCCTGCGGTCTCGGGGTAGATCGTCCAGCCACCGAGGCGACGAATGCTGTCGATGAAGCAGTCGCACAGGGCTGCTTCCGAGGGAAATGCTGCCTTTGCCTCGGTGGCGTTCATGCGGCGCGGGCTCCCGTCAGCTGCTTGCGGTCGTGCCACAGGGCGATGAGTAGCGCGTCGGCCCGGCCGCCATCCTTCTTGCGCTGCAGGTCCATCGCAGCCGCAGGAAAGCGCGATATCGCCAGCTGGCGCGCGACATCCTTGTCGAAGCCGATCAGGCCCATGGTCGACTTCCAGCTGCGCGCCTCCACGAACACCGGCTGGATGCCGAGCACGCGGAACGCGGCCTTCACCTGGCCGAAGCCGTCGCCGAAGTTGAAGCTGGACTGCGCCCCCATCTTGCGGACGTTGCCGCCGGCGCGGTCTGGCATCGCGCGGACTCGTTCGATGCACGCCGACACGTAGGTGCCCGGATGCTCAGCGCGCAACTGCTTGATGAACACAGCGATCGCCAGGGCATCGACCTCGTTCGCGGTGCCGTTGTGGAAGGTGGGCATGTCCAGGATCGGGCCTGGCTCGCCGTCGAGGAGCGTCGCGATCGCGCCGGTGAGGCCGGGGTCGACGCCGAAAGTCAGCCGGAAGGTCATGCGCGCTCCGGGTACTGCGCTGCGTAGGCCTTGGGCTGGACCTTGCGGCCTTCGACCTTGAAGCCCCACTTGCCGCTGTAGGGGCCGACGATGAACATCGTGACGACGCCACCCTCGGCGACTCGCTCGATGTGGTGGTATTCGCCGAACCTGAGCAGCGCGGTGTCACCGCGGCGTAGGACGCGCGCCGGCTGCCCTTCCCGCTTCTCGATGTACCAGCGGTCCAGGATGATCGTGCGCGCCCACTCCCAAGGGTGGTCGTGCGGATGCTTGGCCAGGTCCTCACGGTGGATGTGATGGATGCGGATCGACGGCAGCCAGGGGAACCGCTTGTCCCTCTGTCGCCCGGCATCGCTGAGACCGTGCTGGTCCGCTTCGTAGCCGTTGAACAGCCAGTCGCGGTCCATGTAGCCGGGCAGGTGGAAGTACGGGGTCCGCTTGGCCTTGCGGATCAGGTATTGCGCCACGGGGCGGCGCGACACGATCCAGGCGATGGCACGCCAGGCCGCTTCGCTCGCCGCCGCGAGCATGTAGTCACCGAGTTTCATGCTGCCCTTCCCTCCTGTCCTGTCATCTCGTTTTCCAATTGCGATCCGGTGCTCGTCCGAGTCCTGCCGGTCCCGATGTCGTAGACCGTCCGTACGCTCACACGAGTTATGCGCGCGACTGCCGACCGATCGAACCCCTCTTTCAAGAGCACGCGGATTGCCAGCACGACCTCGTCTTCGTACTTGGAGTTGGGGTTCCTGACCCCGACCTGCTGCGTCCCATGTAGGGCTTTGTCCGCGTGGTTTTCGGCGCGCGTACCCCAACGTAGGTTCGCGAGGCGGTTGTCCCGTCGAACACCGTTGTTGTGGCAGGCCTCGTGCCCAGCAGGCGGCGCGCCGACGAAGGCGAGCAGCACACAACGATGGATCGGGAAGTGCTTGACCTTGTTGTTCACGCACAGGCCGATCTGCTCGTACCCGCCCTTGCAGATGTATGGCTTCAGGGGCGCTGCCGCCCCAAACCTGCGGACCGCACCAAGGTCAGACACTTCGTAGTAGCCCTCGTACCCGGGCATTGGCAGCCACCGACTAGGCGCAACGTGCATAGCCGCGCTCCTTGAGAATGTGGTCCTGCCAGGCCTGCCAACGCTCAGTTCCGCGCCCGGGCAGGTGCGGGAGCACATCGGCGGTCCAGATGCGGAAATCTCGCGCGTGGTGCTTGTAGCTGGGCCCGAACAGGACCCTCATTGCGTCTCTGCTCTTGCCGGGGAGTTGGTCGCCGTCGTGGTGCCACGCCCCCAGCATCACGACCGAGTCGTGGCCGAGCTGCCGCTGGCCATGCAGGTCTCCCAGGTTCCTGTGGTGCAGCTGATGGACCCCGCACCAGACGCGAGGCTGCAGGCCGCGCTGCATCCGGAAGAGGCAGACGACGCAACCCAGCGGCCGGACCGCGTCGTGGTACGCCTGCTGCGCCCTGGTCGGGCTCCCGATCGCGCGCCTCATCGCTGTTCCCCCTGCAACATCAGGAAGTACTCGGCGCGGATCTCGTCCGTCATGGCGCCGGCGTAGTTCTGGTCGATGTAGTCGCAGACGCCTTCGAACAACTCCTTGAACTCGGCCTCGTCCATCTCGTCGAAGGCGATCGACCGCGGGATGCTGCGGTCCACCGTGTGGCGCCCGAGCGTGCCGAGGTCCAGCACCAGCTTCTCCACGTCGCAGCAGACACCAGCCTTCGCCTGCACCTGTTTCAGGGCATCGTGGCCATTGAGGTGCCTGAATTCCTCGACGTTGTCCGACAGCAGGTTGCCGACGGCGTGCGCGAGGCGATGGAATCCGGGATTGCGCGACTGCTTCAGCTCCGCGCGGACCTCACGATTCACGTGGAACTTGCGCTCCCGCATCAGGCGCCGGTCGATGGGATGCGCCGGCACCAGCGCGCCAATCTGCTCGCCTGTCTCCAGGTCGACCACCCTGCGCACGACGCAGTAGATCGGCCGGCGGGCGCGCTTGGCCTTTGCGTTGGTCGTTCCTGCGCTCATGCGCCACCACCCGCAGCGGCGCTCTTGGGATCGCTCTTCTGCATCTTCTTGAAGCCCGCACGCTTCGGCTTGTCCTCGCCTTCCGAAAGCGGCTCCGGCTCCCAGTCCGTGGGGAGGTTCTCGAAGCGGAATCGTTCCGGGCGGTACCGCACCCTCACCGTGCCGGCGGCACCATTTCGCTGTAGGGCGATGATCAGTTCTGCCGTCCCGGCGTACCGACTGTTGGGGTTATAGACCTCGTCGCGATAGACGAAGATCACCGCATCCGCGTCCTGCTCGATCGCGCCGGAATCTCGGAGGTCGGCCGGTATCGGCCGCTTGTTGTCGCGCCGTTCCAGGTCGCGATTCAGCTGCGACAGGAGGATCACGGGTATGCCGAGCTCGTGGGCCAGAAGAGTCAGCGCGCGGCTGACGTCACCAATCGCGGTGGATCGATTGTCGCCTGGTGCGTGAATCAGCTGCAGGTAATCCACGACCATGAGACCGAGCGGATCACGGGCATGCTGGCGCCGGGCCTGAGCACAGATGTGCTCCACCCTGGCACCACGCGGACGCGATATGTAGATCCGCGCACCGCGTAGGCGCCGCATGGCCTCCGAGACGTTGGCCCAATCGATGTCGTCCAGTTCGCCGCGGCGGATCCTGTTTGCATCGACGTCGCCGACCGAGGACAGCATTCGATCACCGAGCGCCTCCGGCTGCATCTCCATGGTGAACACCGCCACGGCCTTCTTAGCGACCATCGCGACGTACTCGGCGATGTTGATTGCGAGCGTCGTCTTGCCCATCTTCGGCCGGCCGGCGATCACGTAGACGCCGGGCTTCAGCCCGTTGAGTTCTGCATCGAGATCGTCCAGACCGGTCTTCAGGCCGTCGATGCCGCCGCCACGCTGGTACCGCTCCAGCAGCCGTTCGTGGACGCGCATCATCACCGGCGTCACGGACTCCAGCTCGCACGGCTGGTCGTTCAACAGCGCAGCGACCTGGGTCTGGGCGTTGCCGATCAGCTCGACGGAGTCGCGACCGCTGGGATTGAAGGCCTCGTTGATCATCCCGGTGCCGACATCGATCAAACGGCGCAGGAGAGCCTTGTCGGCGACGATTTCGGCATACGCCCGCACATTCGCCGCGCTCGGCGTCGTGCTCGCCAGCTCGATCAGGTACGAGCCACCGGCGACCTGGTCGCCCATGCCTTGCGCATCGAACCAATCCGCCAGGGTCACCGCGTCGATTGGCCGCTTCTGTTCCGAAAGCTGAGCCATCGCCACCCAAATCAGCTGGTGGTCGCGTCGGTAGAAACTGCCCTCTTCCAGCAGATCCACGACAGCGTCGAACGCGCGGTTGGGGTAGCTACCGATGAGCATGATTCCGCCCAGCACAGCCTGCTCCGCCTCGCTCGACTGGGGCGGGATACGCAGCTGGTCGAGGTCCGTGTCGCGGTCGTGCGCGCGGGATCTGAAGCGGGCACTCATGCGGCACCGCCACTGGTCAGAACGGCATTGCCCTTCGCGACTAGCTCGGTGAGCGAACGGCGGCTCTGGTGCATCGTGTAGCCGGTCCGCTGCTCGATCTCGACGTACTTGGCGAACAGCTCCGGACGGTGTTTGGCGCCGTTGGCCAGATCGCTTGCGCAGCCCATGATGCAAAACACGCACGACAGGCGCTGATTGCCCGCGGCATAGGCCCAATGTGGCGTCTGGCCAGCGCGCTCGATGGTCAGAAATACCTCGGCGGTGCACAGGTCGTGGATGGGAAGCCATTCAAACCAGCTGCGCCCGGCGATCGAGCCACGCTTGTTCACCGACAGCGGCGTGCGCTTTGCGCGGCCGGGGCTCTCCTGCGCACGAATACCTAAGCAGGTGACGATGCTGGTGTAGCCGTGAGCCTTGGCGTAGCGACGCACTTCGCGCTGGATCGGGTCGCGCTTAAGGTCGCTGGTGCACTGGCGGTTTGACGCCGATGGCCAGCAGGACGAGTTCGGGCCAGGCCGGACCTTGAAACGGCGCTCGACCATTTCGAACAAGGTTTTGACTGCGTGGGCGACCAGAAACGGAATGCCCGCGGCTTCCGACTGGCCTTGGGCAAGTTCGAGCGCGCCCTCCCACTCGGCTTCACCGAGCGAGGCATGTACGACCAGCAGTTGCGCGCGCGGAATCACGTCGAGCAGGCGGATCAGCATGGCCTGCGAGTCCTTGCCGCCACTGTGATTGGCGACGAACAGGGCTCCGCCGGCGACAAGGTCCTCAACCGACGGCACACCTGTGGGGAAGTTCGTGGCGCTCATGCGGCCTGCTCCGACATCGCGCGATCGAAGATCTTCACGAGGACGGTGTCCCGCAGAAGGTATTCGAAGTCAGGTCGCCAGTGCTCGTGCGGTGGCTTGTACGGGCCGCGGCCGCTGTTGAAGTCGTCCGTCAACACCTCGGCGAAGTAGTCCGCCCAGAACTGCGCTGTCACCCGCTCGTCCCCGTAGAGGTTTCGGCACATCTGGCGAATGGTCGGCAGGGCCTTCTCCAGGGCCTTGAGCCTCGATCGGTTGAGAATCGAGCACACCGACAGCAGGCCATTGGGCTTGGCCAGGGTTTCGTTGTAGGCCGTGCGAGCCTCTTCCGCGATCTGCAGGAGCCGGGCGGTCTTGCGTGCCTTCAGGTCGGCAGGTGGATTCGGCTCGGAGGTCAGGGTCAGCGACCCGGACGACTCCGACCGAAGGGAGGAATGCTCTTGCTTTGGAGACGGAGACGGAGACGGAGACGGAGACGGAGACGGAGACGGAGACGGAGACGGGGCATCGCCTTTTTCGGATTGAGCATTGCCACTCGATGCCACCGGCATTGCCGAACCGTTGCTACTAGCATCCGATTTCTTGCCTTGGGCACCAGATTTGATGCCACGGGCACGGATTCGAGCGAATTCGGGGACCTGACGGTCGGCCTCTTCTTCACCGTGGTGGCGACGCACCGCAGCCCATTTCGACTTCAGGGACCGCATCTCCGACCCGGTCGACCAGGGGTTGTGGTCGGCCCAGTCATGCAGGCTGTAGGCCCCTTCCCTGCCGTCCAGGAACCCGACGTCGGCCAGGGTCTGGACGAAGGTATCGATTTCGCCGGACCAGTCCACAGCCAGTTCGATGTCCTCAGCGGACATGCCCGTCAGGTCACCATTCGGGCGGTTGTCGCGTGCCCACAGGAAAAGGCGGATCAGGTACCAGCCCGCCGCCGGTCCTAGGCGGCGGATCAGCTTCTTCGTCTTGGGGTGCGAAGGCAGGCTGCAGAGCACCCGGATGTCGTTCGCCTCGCTGCTCACTTGACCTCCAGCGGGAGTTCCGCCGTTGCGAGCTCGGGGTGCCGATGCAGCCATGCCGCCCGGTCCTGCGCGGCCTGCTGTGAAGCGAACAGGGCAGCCTCTTCGTCGGTGAGCGCTCCGCGCGCCATCTGCTCGCGTGCGCGCTCCAGGACCGCCTCGACATGTGCGCGACTGGCCATCCTTCAGGCCCTCTGCAACGGCAGGACGTTGGTCGGACGCTGTGAGTCGATCACGACTTTGGTCAGGCGGTGATGGACCTGCAGGCCTGCGGCGAGTAGTTCGCCAAGCTGCTGCAGGGCCGGCCCGATGTATGGCAGATCAGCTGCGTCGACACGTCCGTCGGCGAATATGGGCGCGAGTGCCGCGGCTGATTCACCGACCTCGCGCAGCAGGTCGCAGAGTTCCCCACCCTGCTGGGCAGGTGCATCGGATGCGCGGGGATCGCGCACCGGCACATGGCCACGACGGGACTCGAGATCCTGCTCGCAGCGCTCACGGTGCGGCATCGGAAGGCAGGCCACCCAGGCATCTTCGAGATCCGCCGGGAATGATTTCACGACCCCACGCACGAGACGGTCGATCACCTGACCGTTGTGCTTGTTGGCCGCCAGCGCGGATTCGATCGCGACGCCCGGTTCCCGCAAGGAAACGGTTCGGTGCTGCGGCGGCACGTCCTGGAGGTACCGTTCGGCCACTCGCTCGGAGAACGGCAGCACGCGCATAGCGCCGGCGCTGATCGCTTCCTGAGTGTGGCGCAGCACCGTCTGGGAACGAGTCTCGCCCCGGTGAAGGATGTTCGTCATTGCGACCTCGTGCCGCGGAGAGTGAAATTGACCCCATGGACAGGAAGCCAAAGGGGGCGGCGGCCTCCGGCGTAAGCTGGGAGCACCACACACCCCGCAAAGCCGGAGACCGCCATGGAAGACACCGAAATGAATGCCCTCTTCACAGCCTTAACTGCGATGGCCGTTGCGCTGCACATGAAGGGCGTCATGGACGCCTCCGATTACTTAGCGCGGCTCGCAGCAGCTGCCGAAGGCGCAGGCCACAGTGGAAGGCCCACGATCGAGGAAGCGTTGAAGCGGCATGCGCTCCATACCGCTGGTTTCCTGGGAAATCTGCAAAGCTCGCCCACGCAGCCAGCTCATTAGGGGACAACTTCGATGGGGTCCTTGCAGGTTGCCTGTCAGGGCGGTTTGGACTCAGCACGCTCGAAGCCTGTGCCTGGCCGTACACCTGCCGATTGACCAGCTCGGGCACCAACCAGGCGCGCAGCCGATTCCGGAGCCAGCCCATGTCAGGCCGCCTTCTGGTCGGGGGCGGGGTCGTTGGCTGTCTCGGCATCGAATGCGTCGGGTCTGAGAAGCCTCAGGTATTGCACCCTTGCGTCAGGGATGCCGTTGCGCCGCCACTCGCTGACAGAGGGCGGCTTCACATTGCACAGGCGAGCGACCTCAGCCGTGCCTCCCAGTGCATCGATGATTTGGTTGGCGTCCATGGGTCGGCAGTATTAGGGTTGCCTTACATCTGCGCAATAGGCCTGCCTACCGTTCGTCGGATTAGGCTTACCTAATGACAACCACCCTTAAAGACCGGCTGGAACAGGCTCTCGACGCGCTGCCTGATGGCGAGCGGCCGTCTCAAGCCGACTTGGCGAGGGCCGTAAAGGTCAAGCCGGCTTCGGTAAGCGACTGGTTCACAGGAAAGACGAAGACCCTGCGCGGCAATACAGTCCTGGCGATCGCACGGGCGCTGCATGTCTCCCCAGACTGGCTGAATACGGGGCGCGGCCCCATGAAGCCAGCCGGCACCGCAAGCGAACCGGCCTACCGCATTGCCGAGGCTGGAAGCCTCCACGCCGCAACCAATGAGATCGATCTGGTGGACGCTCGTGGCTCATGCGGAGGGGGAGCCATGGCCTGGGAGTTGGAGCATCGAGAGCCACTGGTCAAGGAAGCGGCTTGGTTTAAACGGTACAAAGTAAAGCCCGGCGACCTCATCGCAGTGTTTGCCGACGGCGACAGCATGTCTGACTTCATCGTGGATGGGGATATCGTGATCTTCGACGTGTCCAAAACGATGCCTAAATCAGGGTCGATCTTCCTCATTGACCATCCTGACGGACTCAAGATCAAGCAGTTGAGGCGAGAGATCGATGGTTCGTGGGTATTGGAGAGCTTGAACGCCGACAAGCGCCGCTATCCAGACGAAAGGGTTTCCGTGGAGCAGGCGGATCTGATCCGAATTAAAGGGCAGTTCGTTTATAGACAGGGAGGCTGATATGGATTGGAAGGTAAAAGTCGTTATCGCAGGCGTTGCCGTTCTGACGGTCATCGCGGTTCTCGATAGGACACTCGGGCGTTCCGAATCAGCGCCATCAACACCCAGCGAAGCTTCTCAACCAAATCCATCCGCGGTCGCGGCTATCCACCCCACATCTGAGCAACTGCAAGAAGTTGTTCGCCTTGGCCTCAAGATGAGGGAGTCATGGCAGGACATTTCAGTCGACGTAGACGATGCCCGCAGCTACCGCCTGTGGTTGACGTACAGGAAACCGCCAAAGAGCCATGGCGAAGTAGAGCGCGACTCAACAGAGATAGCTCGAGTTGCACTCTCTGGACTTGTCCAAGCTGGCAGAAATCCCGCCGCAGAGCGGATGGCAATCAGCGTATGGGCCAGGTCGCACGAAAGCGGCGAGACCGGTAAGCCCCTGACGAGGCTCTACGGCCGCACACGATACGACTTCAACAGCGACAGCTTGGTCTACAAACCAGCAGACTAAGGCAGCGTAAGGCCAGCCTAACTATCCGACGAACGGTAGGGAGGCCTTATTGCCTTTTGTGTAAGGCATGCCTAATACTCTAGCCGTCGCCCTTCTCAGGGCATCCCCAAGGGGACGGACGGATGGGACAGCAAGCATCCGGGACTCCCGAAGCCCAAGTGGCTCGGAACCCGAACGAGATCCAGTCGATCTCGAACGCCTTTCAGCTCAAGCACTGCCCGGTCGAAATGATGACCAACAGTGTCCACAGGCTGGACTACGAAGGCATGCAGGTCGGGCTGAGCATCGACGCCGGCCTCGCCAGCTCGAAGGTCTACCTCACCACGGCCGAAGCTCGCACCTTGGCCCAGCAGCTGATTGTAGCCGCCGATCATTTCGACGCTGAGGCGGCGAAGGCTGGTGCGCAATGAGCTGCCGCGCCTGTGAAGCATTGATCTACTTTCAGTTTCGCGACCGATTCGACGCTGCGCAAGCGCGTGTGGCGCGAACCTTGGACAGGGTCGAGGATCTGATTGAACTGATCGACCGGTCACTGAAATCTGAAGAAGCGGAAGATCAGCAAATCTCCTTCTACGCCAAAGTGCACTCAGTGCTGGGCGGCGTGCAATGACCGCCGGCGCCCCCGAACTGAAGTTCCTGATTCAGCGCCGCAAGGGTGACGGCTGGCAGGACGTGGCGACCCGCGAGGGCTATGACTGCGCCAAGGAAACGGCGAAGGCCTGGACGCTACTGCAGGGCGTCGAGCATCGCGTTGTCGATGACCTTGGCCAGGCCATCACGCCGGTCGATTTCCAGCCGCTGAGCGACGCCGAGTACCGCGAGGTCTGGCGCGGAATCCTGCAAGGGCCCAAGGGCCTCACGGAACAGATGGCTGCCGCTGGCGCCGAGCTCTACGTGGACGAGCGCCGGCGCGAAGCCAAGGTGGGTGCGCAATGAGCTTCTATCGTCGCGCCCTATCCATGGCCCTCATGGGCGCCGTCGCTTCGCTGGCCGGCTGGGGTAATCGCCTCGCGAACCATGTGCAGTCAGTGACCTCTGCCGGCGACTACGTCCCGGGTACGCCGCGTGCCCAGCGCCTGCGCGCGAAGCACGTCCAGGGCACGGGTGCTGCGGCGGCGAAGCTAGCCGCTCGACGCCGCCGCAACATAGCCAAGCACCCGCGAGGTGTCGCATGACCGCCTTCTACATCACGCAACGCGTGCGCAAGGTACGTGGGAATCGGAACGTGGGCGCCACCGGCACAGTCGCTGAATTCGATCCACGAGACCCGATTGGCGCGACGTTGGGAGTCCGGCACGACATGGCAATGGGCTGTGTCGATGTCTTCTTCCAGGAGATTGGTCAGATGGCCGCCGGCACGCTCGTCTGGGGCTCGCCTGACGACTACGAGCCCATCCTCCCGGCCGGCCTTGAAGATCCCGAGCGAGTCGCCAGTCTGTACGAGCTCCCGACCGACGAGGTGACGGCATGACCATCACCCTCGGCTGGTGGACTCTCCCACTGGCGCTCTGCGTCTTCGGCGTGATCTGCCTTTTCGCCAATGCCTGGTGGGACAGCAAGCACAGCAGCGGCGGCTACGGCGACATTTTCAACGGCTGTCTCGGCATGATCGTTTGCGCAATCTGCTGGGTCGCAGCGGCAGGCATCTGCATCGGACGGTGGCTGTCATGAGCGCCATGACCGTACTCGAAGTTCTGCGCCGCATGCGCGCGCAGCTGCCACCTGTGTCTCAGAATCCTGTGACGTTCCTCTACACGGACAATCCGCTCGCTGCGCAAGCTGACCTCGCCATCGCCGCATTGACTGAGCTGATTGACCTCGGCACCCAAGTCGTCGCTTGTTCCGCGGAGGACGCGCTCACGGACCGTCTGATGCAGCGATTCGCTGCTGCTCTGGCGAGCGCTGGCGGTGCCGCATGAACCTCGTCAAACAAGGCGATCGCATCCGCGTAATCGCGCCGAGCTACAGCTTCGGCGACTACGACATCGGCAGCACCGCCGAGGTCAGGTCGGCCGAGAGCGACGGGGTCAATGTCCGTTGGGAGGCCCCCTTCTTCTGTGACGGGCGCGATGCGGAGCGCTGCACTTACCTGCGCTACTGCGAGTTCGAGGTCATCGGTCGAGCTCAGTCTCGGCCGCTCGCAGCTCCTCCGGCCCTACTCGACCTCGCGTCCGCCGGCGGTGAGCCATGAGCGCGGAACTGCATCCGATGTTCGCGCGCCTCTTCCGCGACATGGCCGCCAACGGTCTCTTCCCGAGCGACGAGCAAATGGCGGGCACCACGGTGCCGGAACCGTCCCGCACCGGTGACGCCGCCGGCGCATTCGCGAGGGCCCGCGAGGCGACCCCTCTCCCCTACCTGCCCGGCCACGCCGGAAAGGAGCTTTGACCGTGTCCGCCGTTATCCAGCTCCACGAGACCAAGCAGGCGAAGGCGCAGGGTGTCTTCGCTCAGATCAACATCGCCGCGCGCGCCATGGGCTACAACGGCTACCTCGCCCTGCGTGCCGCGCAGCGCGCGCGCGACAAGTACCTGAAGGGTGGCACCAGCGCCGCGATGGTCATCTCGCAGGCGCGCGCCGAACTGCGCCAGAGCGCCGAGAGGACGCTGGCATGAGCGACGTCGCCATCGCCTACATCTTCCTGGTGCTGGGCTTCTGCCTGGGCCTGACAGCGAGCGTGATCCTGCTCCGCGCGCCTCGCGCCAGCAGTTCCGGGCCGCCCTTGCGCAACCCTGGCCCGCCCGAGTCATCCACGGCGGACAACTGGCTGCGCTACTGCGCCCAGTCGACCCTGACCGGCATCCCCATGCGCGACCTTGGTCCCGCGCCCCTCCTGCCCACCGACCAGGCGCGCGATGTCGTGCGGTGGCGATACCCCCAGCTGCGCAATGCAGCCTGACCTCCAGCGATCCAAGGACTCCTCATGACCACGCCCGACTTCGCGCTGATCGAAAGGGAAGCGCGCATCACGAACATCAACCTGCGCACCGAGCGCCACGGCGACGACAAGGTGCGCGCCGTCGACCTCTCCATCGAGACCCGCGCAGAGAACACCCTGCTCGATTCCTTCTCGAAGGGCCTCAAGGAATCGTTCTTCCGCAAGCCCGGCAAGGGTGAGCAGCAGGACCTGCCGAACATCAGTCCCCAGCAGCTGACGCAGGTCATCCACGCCTTCCTCGGCGCTCAGAAGCTCCCGCACACCTTCGAAGGCTACGAGCTGGAAATCGTCGGCCTCCTGGAAAAGGACGAGCCGACCACGCTGGTCGACGTGAAGCTGAAGAAGTTCGAGTTCGCGATGCTCGAAGGCGGCTTCATCGAACTGAGCTTCACCGCGTCCGCTAGCCACATCACTGGCGACGAGTTGCTCGAGCTCGATGCGGCGCAGCTGCGCGAGGTCAACCGCATCAGCGTCGTGCGGCCGGCCGAGCAGGAACAGAAGCAGGCCGCCTGATACCCCCCGGCGACTGCGGCGCCCCGGCCTCCCCCGCCGGCGAAGAGAACGCCCCTGACCGCAGCAGGGGCACCGCTCCGCAGCTCCCAGAGCGCGGGCCAGCCACAGCACAGAGGATTCCCATGCCGATCATTCCCATGATCGAGGTCGAGTCGTCCCAGATCCACAGCATCGGCCACGACCCGAACTCCAACACGCTCGCGATTCGCTTCTACCGCGGCTTCGGTTCGAAGAAGCAGCCTGGCGCGACCTACCACTACGAGCACTTCAACGCCGACGACTACGAGGCGTTCCGAAATGCCGAGTCCAAGGGCAAGCACTTCGGCGCGCAGATCAAGCCGTTCGCCTCGAAGCACCCCTACACCCGCGTCGCGGACTAACCGCGCGCCAGCCCCAGAAGGAATCGCATGAACGCCCTGGCCAAGACCCAACCCTCAGGCGGCGCCCTCGTTACCAGCGAGCAGGCCGACGCCATCCGCACCGCGCTGCAGACGAGCCTGTACCCCGGCGCGTCGGACGAATCGGTGGCCATGGTGCTGGCGTACTGCCAGGCCGCCGGCTACGACCCCATGAAGAAGCCGGTCCACATCGTGCCCATGAAGGTCAGCACCGGTCGCAAGGATCAGAACGGCTGGGACATCAAGGAAACGCGCGACGTGATCATGCCCGGCATCGGGCAATACCGCACCGATGCGGTCCGCACCGGCCAGTACGCAGGCTGCAGCGAACCGGAGTTCGGTCCGACAAGGGTTCTGAAATTCAAGCGCGAGCGGTGGGTGGATGGCCAAAACGGCCGCCGCCAGAAGGTCTTCGTCGATGCCGAAATCGAATACCCCGAATGGTGCTGCATCACGATCATCAAGATCGTGGCCGGCGTCGAGCGGCGCTTCACTGCGAAGGAGTTCTGGCTCGAAAACTACGCCGAGAAGGGCGAAGACGGCGCCCCGAATTCGATGTGGGAGAAGCGTCCGTTCGCCCAGTTGGCGAAGTGCGCCGAGGCCCAGGCCTTGCGCAAGGCATTCCCCGAGACGGTCAGCGCGGCACCGACCGCGGAAGAGATGGAAGGCAAGCACCTCGTGATCGAGGGCCAGGTCGTGGCGTCCGCGGCGAACTCCGCTGCTGCAGCTGCGCTGGCGGCACCCGCCCAGCTGCCGCCGTACGCCGACGCCGATATCGAAAAGAACCTGCCGACGTGGCGCGGGATCGTCGAGTCCGGCCGGCGCACCGCCCACGACATCGTGTCGATGCTCATGACGAAGGCGACCCTCACGACGGAGCAGATCAATCGCATCGTCGCAGACCTCAAGCCCAAGCCCGCAACTGAGGCGGCGGCGGAAGCGACTGACGAGCCGGCAGCGGATCCCGTGGCCGACGCCGAGCGTAAGAAGGCGGCGGATGAGCTCTGGGGCGAAGGCTCGGAGGACGAGGCATGAAGACCTTGAACCTGATCCAGGGCACGCCCGAATGGGCAGCCCACCGTGCGACGCACTGGAACGCCAGCGACGCGCCGGCAATGCTCGGGGTGTCCGCCTACAAGACCCGGGCACAGCTGCTCCGAGAGATCGCCACGGGCGTCGCGGCCGAGGTCGACGAGGCCACCCAATGGCGGTTCGACCAGGGCCATCGGTTCGAAGCACTCGCCCGCCCGCTGGCCGAGCAGATCCTCGGCGAGGACCTGTTTCCCTGCGTCGGCGTCTCCGATGACGGTCTCTTCTCCGCGTCGTTCGACGGCCTAACTCTGGCCGGCGACACCGCGTTCGAGCACAAGAGCCTCAACGAAGACCTGCGCGCCGCGATGTTCGAAGGCTCCACCGGCCGCGACCTGCCGATGGCGTACCAGGTCCAGATGGAGCAGCAGTGCTTGGTCTCTGGCGCGGAGCGCGTGCTGTTCATGGCGTCCTCGTGGGACGGAGACTCGCTGGCCGACGAGCGTCACTGCTGGTACTCGCCGAACACCGAGCTCCGCCGCCGCTTGGTCGCCGCCTGGGCGCAGTTCGAAGTCGACATCGCCGGCTTCACCCCCGTGCCTGCTGCCGCGCCGCCGGCCGTCGGTAAGGCGCCGGATTCGCTGCCGGCGCTGCGCATCGAACTGACTGGCATGGTCACCGAGAGCAACCTGCAGGCTTTCCGCGATCGTGCCATCGAGGTCTTCCAGGGCATCAGCACCGAACTGACCACCGACCAGGACTTCGCCACCGCCGACCAGACTGGCAAGTGGTGCAAGGAGATCGAGGACAAGCTGGAGGCCGCCAAGCAACATGCCCTCAGCCAGACCCAGAGCATCGACGAGCTGTTCCGCGCAATAGACGCGATCAAGGCTGAGGCGCGGGCCAAGCGCCTGGAGCTGGAGAAGCTGGTCACCCGGCGCAAGGAAGAGGTCCGCGGCGAGATCGTCCAACGCGGCTTCAACGCCGTGGCCGCCCACTACCAACAGATCAATGCCAGCCTCGGCGAGCACGCGCTGCAGCTGCCACACACGCTGCGCGGGGCCCTAGCGCAGGCGATCAAGGGCAAGCGCTCGATCGACACCATGAACGATGCGGTCGACGCCGCCGTTGCCGGCGAGAAGATCGATGCCAGCGAAACGGCGGAGCGGGTGCGTTCGAACATCGCGATCCTCAGCGACGACGGCGCCGGCTTCGAGACCCTGTTCGCAGACCGCCGCGCGCTGGTCGCCTCCAAGACGCCGGATGACCTGCGGAACCTGGTGAAGGCCCGCATCGCGGAGCACCAGCAGAAGCTCGAGGACGATCGGGCCAGGATCCGGCAGGAGGAAGCCGACCGCCTGGAGCGCCAGCAGCAACAGGACACCCCGAAGGGCGACGACGCGCGCGCAGCCGCCGAGCCCGTGATGCAGCCGGGCAACCCGGCACCGCTCAAGGTCGGCGCTGCGCCTACGCCGGCCGGAGCCAGGATCAAGTTGGGCGACATCAACGCATGGATCGCTCCCATGAGCATCACAGCCGACGGCATGGGGATCCTCGGTTTCCGACCAGTCGGCAAGGAGCGAGCGGCGGTGCTGTATGCCGCTTCCGACTTCTCCGCCATCTGCGCCGCGATGATCCGGTCGCTGCAGGCTGCGCCGGCGCGCGCCACAGAGAAGCAGGCCGCCTGATGCCTCTGCCCGGTCAAGCCATCAAGGAGCGCGTGCGTCTGGGCAAGAGCCCGGACGCCTGCTGGACCTGGTGCGGTCCGACTACGCCCGACGGCCACGGTCATCTGACCTTCTGCGGCCGCGACGTGCTCGCGCACCGCTGGATCTGGGAGCAGCTCTTCGGGCCGATCCCCGACGGGCTCGTGGTGTTCAGCACCTGCGAGAGCAAAGGCTGCATCAACCCGCACCATCTCGCATGCGGTACTCAGGCCCAGGCCTGCCGGCAGAGCGTGCAGACGAAGCTGATGCCGGCCGACGTGAGCGAGATCCGCGCAGCTAGGCGCAACTCCAGCCAGCTGACCGCCGAGCAGCTCGCGGCTCGCTTCGGAGTGTCGCCGAAGACGGTTCTGGACATCTGGCGTGGCGACTCGTGGAGCGCACCCCGCAAGAACCGCGGCCCGAAGCGGCCGCGCAACCAGCACGGTGCCACCGTGGTGCGGAGGACTGCCTGATGGCTGATGGCTCCCGCGGCTTCAACTTCCCGGTGCCGCAGGTCTCGCGCCTGCGGCCAGGCGAAATCGTGGTCGACCTGTTCGCTGGTGGCGGCGGCGCGAGTGAAGCGCTCGAAGGTGCGCTGTCGCGCGCCGTCGATATCGCGATCAACCACAACCCCTGGGCGGTAGCCCTGCACGCGGCGAACCACCCCCTGACGAAGCACCTTTGCCAGGACGTCTGGGAGGCTGACCCGCGCATCGAGTGCGGTGGCCAACCCGTGGGCTGGTTGCACGCTTCGCCGGATTGCACGCACTTCAGCCAAGCCAAGGGCGGCCAGCGGCGCGATCGCGCGACCCGCTCGCTGTCCTGGGTGGCGCTGCGCTGGGTCGGTACCGTTCGTCCGCGCATCGTCAGCCTGGAGAACGTGAAGGAAATCCTGAAGTGGGGGCCGCTGATCGCGAAGCGCGACAAGGCGACCGGCCGCGTGGTCACGCTGGACATGATTCCAGCGATCGACCCCGACACCGGGAAAGTCGTCATGCGGAAAGGCAAAGTCGTGATGACGAACCGCATAGCCGACCCCGGCGAGGTGGTTTCGGTCCACAACCAGTTCCTGATCCCCGACAAGCGCCACGAGGGGCGGACCTGGCGGCAGTTCGTCGCGTCCCTGCAGCAGCTCGGGTACGTGGTCGAATGGCGCCGACTCAGGGCCTGCGATTACGGCGCCGGCACCACCCGCGAGCGGCTTTTCATGGTCGCGCGCTGTGACGGCGAGCCGATTTGCTGGCCTGCGCCGACGCATGGCCCATCGAAAGAGGTGCCGTTCGTCACCGCGGCCGATTGCATCGACTGGTCGATTGATTGCCCCTCCATCTTCAGTCGCCAGAAGCCGCTGGCGGATGCGACCCACCGCCGGATCGCCCGCGGACTGAAGCGCTACGTCCTGGAATCCGCAGACCCATTCATCGTGGGCGTTGGCGGCCGCATGGGGCAAACGATGGAGCGGCCAGTTTCGGAGCCTGCTCAGACCATCACCGCTAAGGCTGACTCCAGCATCTGCGTCCCCACGCTGGTTCAATGCGCGAACGCTTCATCCAGCGGCATTGCATCGGGCGGCGTGCCGCTCGGCGTGGTCACTGCCTGGCCCCGTGGCGGATCGCATGCCCTTGCAGCTCCCGTCCTGGTGCAGTCCGGGTACGGCGAGCGCGAGGGGCAGGCGCCGCGCTCGCTCGACTTGGAAGTCCCGCTCGGCGTCGCTGTCGCCGGCGGCGTCAAGCACGCCATTGCTGAAGCAGCACTGGCCCCCGTAGTGGCCAAGTTCCGCGCCGGTAGCGATGGCAGTTCGGCAGGTGAACCGCTGCCGACGATCACCAGCGGCGCCGGCGCGGCCCGGCCGGCTGGCTGCGCACACGCTCTCGGCATAGTGACCGCGCACCTGCACGCGATGGCTCAGAACGTGCCGCACGTGGACCCGGAGGCTCCGCTTCCGACCATCCTGGCCGGCGCGATCCGCTACGGCATCGTGACCGCCTGCCTGGAGCAGGCAAATGGTGGGTTCTACACCGGCGACGGCATCGCCATGACCGAGCCGCTGCCGACGATATGCGCGCAGGGCAGCTACCAGCGGCTGATTACGGCCAACATGGTCACCCTGCGCCGCAACTGCGACGGCTCGCCGATCCTGGAGCCGGTGCGCACCATCACCGCAGGGGCCGAGCACCACGCCGTGGTCGAGTACACGCTGAGCCCGGAGCACGAAGCCGGCGCACTGCGCGTCGCGGCATTCCTGATGCGCTACTACGGACAAGGCGGCCAGCACGGGGACCTGCGGGACCCCGCCGCGACCATCACGACCAAGGACCGGCTCGCTCTCGTCACCGTCGTGATCCAGGGCACCCCATTCGTCATTGTCGATATCGGCCTGCGGATGCTGCAGCCGCATGAGCTGTTCCGCGCCCAGGGCTTCCCGGCCAGTTACATCATAGACCGCACTGCCGACGGGCGCCGAGTCAGCAATAGCCGCGCGGTCGCGATGGTCGGGAATAGCGTTAGCCCGCCGCCGCTGCGCGCGCTGGCGGAGGCAAACCTCGACAGGGTTGAGCCGTGGAGGTTGGCGGCATGATCGACGTCGACGCCTACGAGCGCTTTCTCCGCGCGAAGGTCGCGATCGCGCCGCGCCTCGGCACACCCGTAGCGCCGGCGGACGTGAGCCCGATCCTGAAGGCTCACCAGCGGTCATCGGTGCAGTGGATGGTCGACGGCGGCCGGCGCGCCTGCTTTGCCGCCTTCGGCCTGGGCAAGAGCGTCATCCAAATCGAGTCCGTTCGGATCGCGCGGGAGCGCGCCGGCGGCCGTGGTCTGATCATCCTGCCGCTGGGTGTGCGCCAGGAGTTCGTGCGCGACGCCGCCATGCTGGGTGTGCCGGTGCATTTCATCCGGACCATCGAAGAGGCTCGGAGCCACGAGCCGATCTACCTGACCAACTACGAGACCGTGCGGGACGGCAAGCTGGACCCTCGCGAGTTCGCGGCCGTGTCGCTGGACGAGGCGAAGATCCTGGCCGGGTTCGGTGGCTCGAAGACCTTCCGCGAGTTCATGGCCAGCATCGCCGGCGACGACCGTAAGAGTGGAATCAAGACCGCTGGCATCCCCTACCGGTTCGTGGCGACGGCGACGCCCAGCCCGAACGAATACATCGAGCTGCTGGCCTACGCCGCTTTCCTGGGCGTGATGGACGTCGGCCAAGCCAAGACCCGCTTCTTCAAGCGCAACAGCGAGAAGGCGGACCAGCTGACTCTGCACGCCCACAAGGAACGGGAGTTCTGGCTCTGGGTCGCCTCCTGGGCGCTCTTCATGCAGAAGCCCTCAGACCTGGACCCGAGCTTCAGTGACGAGGGCTACGACCTGCCACCGCTCGATCTGCGCTGGCACGAGCTGCCCACCGATCACTGCACCGCCGGAGCCGAGAAGGATGGCCAGGGGCGGCTGTTCCGGAACACGGCCATCGGCGTACAGGACGCGGCGCGGGAGAAGCGCGAGAGCCTGCCGGCCCGCGTGGCCAAGGTCATGGAGCTGCGCGCCGAGGATCCGGCGGCGCATCGCCTGCTGTGGCACGACCTGGAAGACGAGCGGCGCGCACTCGAGGAAGCCATCCCCGGTCTGGTCACCGTCTACGGGTCCCAGGACCTCGATGCCCGCGAGCAGAGCGTCATCGGCTTCAGCGAGGGCCGCATCCCGGAACTGGCCGGCAAGCCCGTGATGCTCGGGAGCGGTTGCAACTTCCAGCGGCATTGCCACTGGGCAATCTTCATGGGGATCGGCTTCAAGTTCGCCGACTTCATCCAGGCCATCTACCGCCTGCTCCGGTTCCTGCAGACGCACGAAGTCCGGATCGACCTGATCTACACCGCGGCCGAGCGCGATGTGCGCCGGACGCTCGAACGTAAGTGGCGCCAACACGAGGAGATGGTGCAGACGATGACTGAGATCATCCGAACCTACGGGCTCGCGCACGCGGCACTGGACGGGATGCTGGAGCGATCGCTCGGCGTGACCCGCGTCCAGGCCTCGGGCGATGGGTACACCGCGGTCAACAACGATTGCGTGCTCGAAGCGGGCGCGATGGAACCGAACAGCGTGGACCTGATCGTGACCTCGATCCCGTTCGCGACCCAGTACGAGTACACGCCGAGCTTCAACGACTTCGGGCACACCGACGACAACGAGCATTTCTGGGAGCAGATGAACTTCCTGATCCCCAGCCTGCTGCGGATCTTGAAGCCCGGCCGCGTCGCGGCGATCCACGTCAAGGACCGCATCACCCCCGGCGGCGTGAACGGGCTCAGCTTCCAGACCGTGACGCCCTTCAGCGACGAGTGTGTCGCGGCGTTCAGCCGGCACGGCTTCGCCTTCCTGTCCCGGGTCACGGTCGTCACCGACGTCGTCCGCGAGAACAACCAGACCTATCGCCTCGGCTGGTCGGAGCAGTGCAAGGACGGGTCGCGCATGGGCAACGGCATGCCGGAGTACGTGCTGAAGTTCCGGAAGCCGCCGACGGACACCAGCAACGGCTATGCCGACGTGCCCGTGGTCAAGGACAAGGCCGTCTACACCCGGCCGAGATGGCAGTACGACGCCCACGGGCTGTGGCGTAGCAGCGGCAATCGCCCGCTCATGCCCGAGGATCTCGACGGGCTCGACCAGTCCGCGGTGTTCCAGCTGTTCCGCAAGCACTCGCTCCAGGAGGTCTACGACTTCCGCCACGAGGTGCGCATCGCCGAGCACGTCGACCGTGCAGGCTGGCTGCCCACGACTTTCATGCTCCTGCAGCCGCAGTCCTGGCACCCCGAGGTGTGGACCGACATCACGCGCATGCGGACGCTCAACAGCACGCAAGCCGCCAAGGGCAAAGAGATGCACCTCTGCCCCCTGCAGTTCGACATCGTCGACCGTCTGATCGAGCAGCACAGCGCCGCCGGCGAACTGGTGTTCGACCCCTTCGGCGGGCTCGGGACCGTGCCGTACTGCGCCCTTAAGCAGAAGCGACGCGGCTATGCGGTGGAGCTCAACCCCGGCTACTACCTCGACATGGCGGCTTACTGCGCCGCGGCCGCGCGCGAGCGATCGATGCCAGGCCTCTTCGACGCGCTCGCCGGCGATGCCGTGGAACTGGAGAAGGCCGCATGAACCTCACACCTGAACAACTCGACCGGCTTGAGCTGATCGTCCTGAAGCAGGCCGGCAAGGCCCACGGCGCAATGGTTGCCGTGACGCCGGGCGAGCTACAGGAGCTGGTCGCCGTCTACCGCCAGCACTTCAACCAACGCGCAGCAGAGGATGCCGCCGCATGAAGACCACGCACTTGACTCGCCGCAAGCCGACCAAGAACGGCGGCTTCAGCTGGGGGCGATTTCCCATGCCCAACCAGGCCGGTACCGCGCCGCGCGTGATCTACCGCCTGTTTCGCCGGGAACACACCGGTTTGCTCCACATGGACGAGCTGAAGTTCCTCGAAGGCGAGTCGAGGGGCGAGATCGCCAAAGCCGCGCGCGATCAGCGTCACAAGCTCCGAGATCGCGTCGACGAGATCGACCTAGCCGCAATGGGCCTCGCAGCCTAATCCATTGCCCAACTTCAAGGACGCCTCATGAACACCTCCAGTACCCAGATCGTCACCACTGTCACCCCGTCCACATCACTCGAATGGGCAGTGGACACCCTGTGCGATGGTGAAGCGGTCAGCTACGCCACAGCCCTGACAGCCTGCGCGGAACTCGGATCTGGATGGCGGTTGCCAACCATTGAAGAGAAGCTGACGCAAGTCAGGTACGACCGAATCGGTCCTGCAATTGACACCGCGCTCTTCCCGGACACGGCGCTCGGCGCCTACTGGACCAGCACCGTCCATGCCTTCAGCGACACCGACGTCTGGGTGGTGGACCTCTTCAGCGGCGCGACGGGCAACTACAGGAAGGAAGGCAACTTCGCCTATGTGCGCGCGGTACGCACGGTCGAGCCGTCCGAAGGCGAAGAGGCATGAACGCAGAACTTCACGCGTTGGCCGAGGAACTGTTCGAAGTCGCCGAGAAGACTCAGGACGGCGGTCGAATGGCGGACGTGCTCAACTCGATGGCCATTCGCGATTGGGCTGAGCGTATCGAAGCCGCCCTCGCGCAGGCCGGCGAGGGGGTGGCAACTATTAATCCACCTGAAATTAATAGCAAATTGATACCTCCGGGCATGGTGCTGGTGCCGAGGGAGCCGACACCGGAAATGCTCGAAAACGTTGACGAAGAGGTTGGCGGCTCCTGCTACTCGTGCACAAAGTGGCGCGCTTCGGACGATGATTGCCGACGTGTCTACGCTGCCATGCTCGCCGCCGCGCCCGCTGCGCAGGGGGCTAAGTGCGCGACGTGCGATGGTCACGGTCTGATCGGCGGCCGTGGCGGTCAGACGCCCGAGACTTACGAGGAGTGGGCCGAACCATGCCCCGACTGCACTCCGGCCGCCGCGCCTGCGGTGGTGGTCGATGACCTGTACTACATGCAGGATTCGCGCAGCTACGTCGGGAACTGCCCGCTTTGGTGGAACCCGCAGGGCCACGGATATACGACGCGCCTGGACGAAGCCGCAAAGTACACCCGCGAGGAAGCAGCTCGCATGCACAAGGCGCGACCGACCGACATCCCGTGGCCGTGTGCGCTGGTTGATTCGCTGCGTCGTCCGACCTGCGACATTCAGGACCTGGGCAGCATTAGAGATCAGGCCACGCAGTTCGCCGCCGCGCTGAAGCAGGGGGTGGGGGTGTGAAGGCCCGTGACTGGTTCAAGCACAACTACCCGTCCGCTGAATTGCTGATTTTAGGTGTGCTGAGCAGACCACGCTATGAGGTCATGCTGCACGGAAAGGTGATAGGCCAGGCAATTCGCGTGGATTGGGCCTGGGCCGACGCCAAACGAACCATGCAAGCAGCGCCAAAGGACCCTACCATGGCCAAGCCGTCCGACCAACAAATCCGCGAGGCATTCGAGAAGTGTTCTTCTGAAGCATTCGAACAAGCCGATCCTGAAGGCTCCTGGCAGTGGCGTCCGACGCCGCTTGAAGCATTCAAACTCGGCTACCTCGCTGCTATCGACGCCGCCACCCCGGAGGGCGCGCAGGCGCAACGGTACGGCTGGGTGATGACTGGCCCGTGCGGAAGCACGTTCATTCCTGCATCGCACGGACACATCGTGCAGGCGACGGCGCAGGACGAGACTGTCACATACGTCGAGGTCTACACTAACGCCGCGCGCGACGCGGAGGATGCGATAACCGAGGCCTACAAGACTTGGCCGGAAGACATCCGCAAGAAGCTGTCGCTGCACGACCTGCGCAGGATGGGTGGATGGGCGCCACGCCCTAACCCAAGTGATTGGCGAATCGATACGTCAGCCGGTGGACCGATCCTCGTCTACCAGGATTGCAGCGTCATCGAAGGTGAGCAGGCTCGCTATCTACTTGGACTCATTGCCATCGACGCAGCCCGGTCCGACGGCGGGGGTGGGTGATGCGCGCATCACTAGTCAGGCAGCTCTCCCCGGATCCACGCGCCGGCATGCTCGAAACCGATTCGAAACACCTCATCGATCTCAGCCGGAAGACTGTCTGGTGTTCGGACCGCGAGACCGGGAGGAATGGCAACGGTCGCCGGCAGCTCGCCTTCAGTCGCGCCGAACACTCGAATCGTCACAACGGTGGGTTCCGTCTCGTCACCTGGTACGCGAACAACGACTTCGACGTGGCGCCCTTCGACCCACTGCTCGCGCCTCAGATCTCCTACCTCCCGGTAACCGGCCATGCGTGAACTCCCGATCCTCTTCAATGGGCCGATGGTGCGCGCGGTCCTCGAAGGCCGCAAGACTCAGACTCGCCGCCCGGTCAAAGGCTGGGCGCTGAAGTGGCTGGCGCAGGACCACTTCACGCCGGAGTACGTCGCGCTACCGAGCAATGGCGCGAGCCCCTACGGGTATGCCGGCGATCAGCTGTGGGTTCGCGAGACCTGGTTCCGGGAACCGCACCCTTCCGAGTTCGGGCTGACCTACAACGACATGCCACACACGTGGGCATTCGCTTGTGCGAAGGCCGGCAAGCACCTCTACCGCGCCGACGCTGGCTCCGAGGTTGCGATCGATGGACGGCGTTGGCGGCCGTCGATCCACATGCCACGCACTGCCTCCCGCATCACCCTGGAGGTGACGGACGTGCGCGTCGAGCGCCTGCAAGACATCAGCGAAGCCGACGCCGCGGCCGAGGGAGTCGAGGCGCTGGACAGCACAGAGGATGAGGATCGGGACGCTTCGGACTTCGACAGACAGCTCTGTGGGAACTGCGGCGGCCTTCGCCTCTACGCGTCGCTGGGCGCGAACCTTGGCGTCAGTTTCGATACCGACTGCCGCGAGTGCGATTCGCACGCCAAGCGCTTTCGCTGGTTGTGGGAAGGCATCAACGGATCCGAGAGCTGGGTCGCAAACCCCTGGGTCTGGGTGGTGGAGTTCAAGCGACTGGAGGTCGATCGTGGCTGACAGTACCGCCCGTGCTATTCCCACGACTGAGGGCCAGGCGCAGGTGTTGTCGGAGCCGGTCGCGTGGCGCTATCTGAAGCCTCTAGGCGCCGGCAAGTTCGACTGGACGCGCTGGCTGGAAATGGGCGAGTACCAGGACGTTCGCGAACTGGAGGGAGTGAAGATCCAGTACGCGTACGACGGACCCCAGCCCGAAGACCGGGAGGCCCCCGGGAGTTTCGCCGAGGCGTTCGTGGCGCTGGTCTCTCGCTTGCTGAGGTACGAGAGCAACGCGCGCAACGCTGGCCGCTCCTTCGAGGCCGACCGTCTGGGTCAGCTGATCGTCGACACGGCTTTCGTGAAACGAGCGCTCGACGCTGAGCGGAAAGCAGACATGGCGCCCGCCTCCACGGAGCAAGCAGCATGATCGAAATGATCAGCCGCAGCGCCGAGCTGTCGCCCTGCGGCCGCTACCGGTACAAGCTCACGCGCACTCAGCTGTTCGGCGCCGGCGACTGCGTGTTCGTCATGCTCAATCCGAGCACTGCAGACCACGAGGCAGACGACCAGACGATCCGCAACTGCATGGGGTTCGTCTCTCACTGGGGCTTCCACCGCCTCGTCGTGGTCAACCTGTACGCCTGGCGCGCGACGATCCCAAAGCAGATGTTCGACGCGATTGACCCCATAGGGCCGGACGGCGACGCCTGGATCCTGGGCGCTGCGCGCGGCGCCGAGCGCGTCATCTGCGCCTGGGGCGACCACGGCCGACACCGCGGCCGCGGCGACGCCGTGCGCGCCCTACTACAGGCCGACGGCCACCGCCTCTACCACCTGGGCCTGACCGAGCGAAGCCAGCAGCCCAGGCACCCCCTCTACCTAGCCCGAGCGACCCCGCTTACGGAGTGGACATGA